ACCCTACACGAAGATACCGCCTAAAAAATGGCAGTCGGACATGCACAAGGGTATAAAGATGGTAACAAAAAATGACGGAACCAAGACAGTAAAGGATGTAAAGAAAATGAGTATCGTGGCTGCACACCGCATTTTTCCGGATGTGAGTCTAAAACGCTCCAGCAGAAGCCTAAAGGATGATGATAATTTTGCAGATTCCTTATTGATGGCTGAATATGGACGTAGACATTTTAAATAACAATGGTATGGAAGAATATATAAGAAAAAGTTTTATAACGCCTAATGCAGCAATAAAGGTTGCTTGTTTTAAGGCAGGAATGACAGAAGAAGATTATTATAATACATTGGGAGAATGCCGAATGTATGGTGATGATAAGGAAAAGAACGAAGAGTATCAAAGGGAATTGTGTCGGAAGATATTCAGACCGACACCGGAAGAAGAGGAGGAAGATATCAACAGATGGAAAGAAGACGGTGCAAAAGTTATGAGTTTCGAGGATTGTGTAACCTTGGTATTGGAAGGATTACCAGTTAAAACAAAGAAAGATGATGCTATAGAAAAGGAAATGACATTAGGAGAAAGATTTGAAAACTTTTTGAGTTTTGCAGTGCGATATGATTTTAGCAAAAAGAAAAAGAAGACTTATAAGCCTACAGAGGTTGCAAAAATATATCGTGAAAATGGAATGACGGAAGAAATGCTGTATAAGCGTTGTATAGGATTAGGATGTACAGAAGAGGAAGCAAAAATGTTGGTACAAAAATGCTTCCACCCTACAGAAGAGGATTTAAAACTTGAAAGGTCATGATATACTGGAAATGTGAAAACAAGGAATGTACGGAATTCGGGAAGGAAATTATAGAGACACGCCCGATGTTCAAATATACTGATAAGGGAACCGTACCTATTAATATACCTTACTGCAAGGTGTGCGGAAAACAGATGGGGTACCGCGAGGAATTGCCGGAAAGTGAAGGTGATATAAACGTGGCGTTCGCTTCTTTCGGTTCCCAGTCCAACGAAAACAAAGCCTCTATCCTCAAAGACAGATACAAGAAAGGTCTTGAAAAAGACGGTATTAGCGAGATTATAAAGGCTAAAAGGGATAAAATGACTAAGGACTTTTTCGGTGGGTGATATGTTAATCTTATGTTAAAATGACATAAGCACTTGCGTATCTCATAACATAATCTTATCTTTGCACTGTGAGATTAAGAGATGATAAGTCAAACAACAAAAAGATAAGGTTATGAAATCACTTGAAGAACTTAAGAATAGCATTTACGAGAAGATAAACGAAATTAGAAATTTTAGCAACGATGATTCAAAGTTGTTTAATGAAGAAGGCGGTTACAATTACGAAGAATTGAGCGCCTTTCTCGAAAGAAACAAGAAAAAGAACTATATGAAAGCCGCTTGCATGAGGATGATTAAAAATTATCTCGATAGGTTGTATGACGGATGGAAATTCTACGAGAAAGACTATTTGGTTTATGTGAATGACTTTAAAAGATTTGGATAATGAATGAATTAGTAGAAAATATATGGACACTTGTAGCTCTCACGGGCTACAAGTTCATAACGGTAAACTTTTTGGGAACCTATAAGGTTTTTATGGTGGAAAACTTTGCCACAAAGACAAGGGACAACCCATTTAATGAAGTGCGCGGAGCGGTGGATATAACAGAAGACGTTAAGCACCTTACTTTCCAATTGTCCGAAATGAACCCTATCGGAATAGATGCCCGGTTACAGGGAAGACCGAGAAAGGATTTTAAGTTCGGAAGTGACGATTACATTTACTTTATTGCTAACAAGAAAAACGAGTTTTAGTTATGGCAAGCGAAAGATTAACAATTAGTGAAAAAGATAGGATTGCAAAAAGCATAATCAAGCCTCTCATAGAGCAGTCAAAAAAAGAATTTGAAGATTTTGGTAAATTTGCTGACGAATTTTTCAAGAAAAATCTACCAAAAGATGTTATTGAATTTATGGATAAATACCCTAATGCAGTAAAAGTCAGAGATTGTATTTATCTGTCAAGTCTTACACGCGAACGAATATACAATATAGTGAGCCATGTTGAAGTTAATTATTTTGTATATTCGTTTATAACTGATACAGAATTTGAAGAATTGAAAAATTCGATAGAAGCAAAAATTTTTGTCAATAAAATGATTGAGTTAGACAGGAAAGCATCTAATATCAAAAACCGGACAAAATGCGCGCTTGAAAATATCAATACAACAAAACAATTGAAAGATAATTTTCCAGAAGCGTATGCTATTCTCACGGAAACTTCTAAAGAAGATGTTAAGAGGAATGAATGTGACAATATAGAAAAATTGCGTGCAGAACTTTCAAAATTATAATAATATGGTTAAGTCTAATTTAGACCCTAAAGTATTGGAGGGTAAAATAAAAGAATATAACAACGCCTATCGTAGAGGCGAATCGGAAATAACGGATGCGGAATTTGACGCGCTGGTAGAACAACTGTATGAGGTCAACCCTAATGCGGATTGGTTCAAGAAAGGAGTCAATGACGAGGTTCCGGGAAGAAAAGAAACCCTTCCTATCCCCATGTATAGCCTGGAAAAGGTAAAAACTTATGACGAGATTGTAAGGTGGGTAAAGTCATGTGGACTGAAAAATGAAGACAGATTGATTATCACTCCTAAATTTGACGGTATTTCCTTATGTGTGGACGAGTACAACAAGAAGGCATGGACACGAGGAAATGGTGAGGTAGGACAGAATTGTACCCCTCATTTTGAACAGATGATTAACCACGGATTTAAGGATGCGAAAAGAACAGAAGGATATTATACTTTCGGAGAAGCTATTTTCCGTAATTCCACTTTCTTGACATTGAAGAAGCGGACAAATTACAAGTCCGCGAGAAATGCGGTAGCTGGTCTTGTCAATTCTCCTACTGTATCTCCAAATATGAGGGATGTGCAGTATATAAGGTATGGATATTCCAATGAGGATTGGAACAAGGCAAGTATGATTGCCTTTATGAATGACAATTCGTCCGTAAAAGTTCGTTATGTCGAAACATTCGTAGAATCAGTTATTCATAGCGAAAAGATGTTTAATGAATATATGGACAATATTTTCAAGGGCATAACAAATGATTACAAATGCGACGGTCTTGTTATAGACGTGGATAGTGCGAAAATAAGAAAAGAGCTTGGAAGATTGCCGAACGGCAACCCACGTTATGCAATTGCCTACAAGAACCCGGATTGGTCGGAAAGAGAGGAAACAGAGGTAGAAAATGTAAGATGGCAGATTTCCAAAGACGGAAGATTATCCCCGGTAATTGACATTACACCCGTTGAATTGTGCGGAGCTACGGTTTCCAAATGTACAGCATATAATGCCCGTTATGTAAAGGATAATTTTATTATGCCAGGTTCACGTGTCATTATTTGCCGTTCCGGTGATGTGATACCGAAACATATATTTACCGTGTCTTGGCCTACTTTAAAAAGTTGTTTGCCCGACAAGTGTCCCGTTTGTGGGAAACCTTTGGAGATGGACAGAAACAATGTGGACTTGATTTGTTTCAACAAAAATTGTGACGGTGTAATGCTTGCCAAATGTGTATATTTTTTCAACACTTTAGGTTTTGAAGAGTTCGGAGAACCAACAATAAAGAAACTGTTTAACGCTGGCTACAAGACACCGGATAGCATTCTTCTATTATCAGAGGAAGACCTTAAGAAGATTGAAGGCATAGGAAATGTAGGTGCAAAGGTACTGTCAAGACAGTTTGAAAACTTAAAAAAGAAAGGTACGAACTTTGCAAAATTATTGACAGCCTATAATAAATTTGGGGGTGTAATAGCCGAAAAGACATGCCAAAAAATTCTTGACGGATTAAAGTTATATACTTGTAAAGATGTAGCCGATTTTGCAAAAGAATGTGATGAAAGTTGGGCGGCTGACATTGAAGACAAAGTTGAAGGTGTCGGATTTAATACAGCTTTAGCATTTGTTTTAGGTATTGAAGATTGGTGGGTAAATGACGATGATTCTGCACACATTCCTATAACTTATTACGGACTGGAAGAAAAGACCTTTGAAGGACAAATGACGGTTGTATTTACCGGATTCCGTTCACCGGACACGGAAAAGAAATTGACGGATATGGGGCATAAGATAGGTTCTTCTGTAAGCAAGAAAACAACATGCCTGGTGGTGAAGGAAAAAGGATTGGGAACCATCAAGGAAAAGAAAGCGGAACAATACGGAATACCCGTTTTCACGTTTGAGGAATTTAAGGAAAAATTCAATGTTTGATTGAGTTTCTTTTGTTTGTTTGACATAGTGGGAGAGGCTGGTTTGAGAAAATAAGCCTCTTATTTTTGTAAATCTTTTGGTAATGAGATATTGGTATAGAGATAAGGACTACGTTTATATTGGCTTTAATTATAACGCCAATTTTGTAAATAAAATGAAACGTGATTTCGGAGCCAAATATAACCCGGCTTTGAAAGAGTGGTATTTTGAACCTTCTTTAGAAAAATCTCTATTGTTAAAATATTTCTTGGAAGGAAACGGCTTCAAGAACGAAAAGCCGGAAAGACAGATAGAAATACCTCTAAAGGAAATCAAGCCCCTTGTAAACGAAAAGGAGTTGAAAGAAATGTTTGATTACCTGGGATTACCGCTACATCTAAGAGATTATCAGATAGAGGGCGTGTCCTATATGGTTAATCATGGGAATTGCCTTAATGGTTGCGGACCAGGTGTAGGGAAGACGAGGCAGTCTATAGCACTGGCAGAATTGCTTAACCTATTCCCCTGCATTGTGGTTTGTCCGGCAACGGTAAAACAAAGCTGGGTCAACGAATGGAAGCTGTGCAACCCTAACAGAACGGTACATGTGATTGATTCAAAGGACGAGACCAACACGGACTGGAAAGCGGATGTTACGGTAATAAATTATGACTATCTTTTCAAACGTAGTGCAAAGGAAGAAGGTAAGAAAGAAGTAAAACTTCGTTACAGTCGTTCGCTTACCAAGAAATGGGGATTAGCGGTAATCGATGAAATACACCTATGTAAGAACCCGAAATCTATACGCTCTAAATGTGTGCAGAAAATTGTGGAGAATGCAGAAAAAACAATAGGATTAAGCGGTACGGCAATTATGAACAGACCCCAGGAGCTTATCAATATATTGCGGATTCTTGGAAGGTTCAAGGAGATATTCCCGGATTCGTTATATTATCTCTACAGATATTGCGCTGCAAAGAAAACGCGGTTTGGACTTGTATGTACCGGGGCTTCGTGTACGATGGAGCTGAACAAGGTAATAAAGCATTACTGTTATTTCCGGAAGGAATTGCGCGACGTGGTGAACGAATTGCCGCCTATAATCAAACAGACGGTGAATGTGCCGATAACCAATAAAAAGGAGTATCGGAAGGCAGAAAAGGATTTTATCGAATGGCTTGCTAATATTGACATAGAGGCGGCAGAACGTGCCATACGTGCGGAGCAGCTTGTAAGGTTGTCCGGATTGAAGAAACTGTCTATAAATGGAAAAATAAAGTTTATTATCCAGTTTTTGAAGGAGTGGAGCGAGGCGAACGAGGATGAGAAAATGATAGTGTTCGGTATCACGACCGACATACTGGAAAGGCTTGGAAAGGAGTTCAAGAACAGTGAGGTTGTGACCGGGAAATACAGCACGGAAGAAAAGATGCGAAAGGTTGAGACATGGAAGAAAGAAAAGACCTTCCTATTTGCCAACATTGCATCATTATCTACGGGTATAGACGGTTTGCAGAAACATTGTTACAACATGGCGTTTATTGAATTGCCGCAACGTCCGGCAGAACTGGAACAGGCGACAGGACGTATAGACCGCATGGGGCAAACGCAGACTATGAACGTCTATTTTTTGCTGTCCAGTGACACAATAGACACGCAGATACGCGAATTATTAGACGGAAAGATAAAAGTAACGGATGCGGTCAACAAGGGTATTGACGTACAGGTAAGCCGTGACGATTCGATGGATATTGCATTGATAAAGAAGTTGAAAGAATGGAAAGAAAAGAAATAACAATATTTACTGATGGCAGTTGTGAATGGAAGTCACGCCTTGGCGGTTGTGGTGTGTATATCCAGGAAGAAGGAAAGGAATACTTTATCTCCAAAGGGTATAGCGACACCACTATAAGCAGATGTGAACTAAGGGCGATATTGCATGCCGTGCAGAGCATGAAAAAGGACGTGCCTCTAAAGGTTACGATATGGAGCGACAGCCAGTATGCGGTTAGCTGTATGACAGACCCGGAATTAAGACCGACGGTAAACAAGGATATTATAGAAAAGATAAAACAAGAACTATGCGAGCGTAGACGGATGGTCGTACGGTTTATGAAAGTCCGAGGGCATGAAAAGGATGTAAACAACCCTATAATATACGGAAATCATGTGGCCGACATGCTGGCAGATTACAAGAATTTTGATAATTACGAACTTGATAAAATGATAGAATTATGAATGAAGATTTTGTTTGGACTAAAGAAGAGAAAGTTAACAAATTGTTTAAAGTTTTGAACGTATTAAAGAACAATTTGCAGTGTAAACGCATGGTTGTGGGTGGAAGTATGGCTATGTATATACATGGTTTCAATGTGGAACCACACGACCTTGATATAGAGATGGAAGGGATAAGCGACGATTCATTACGCGTTTTAAAGACAATGGCAGGGATAAACAAGGAGATGAAAAGCGACATCCTTTCCGAATATCCGGAAACAAGTCCTCTATATCGTATAAAGATAGAGGATGTGGACGTAGACATATGGGTAATGAATAAGATAGACTACAACAGGACCGTTTTCTACAATAATATAGAATTCGGTGATGTTCTAAGCGTAGTTAAAAAGAAAATGGACATGAAGCGCGAAAAAGACTATAAATCATTGGTAGATTATATCAATCAGTTAACCTATTTTACAAGATGAAATGGAGTGACAGACAATTAGCCATTTTCGACGCATACGAAAATACACGGAAAAACATTGCCATAGAAGCAACAGCAGGCAGCAGCAAGACAACTTGCATAGTGGAGTGTTGCAGAAGGACACCACCTAATAAAAAGGTTCTGTTTATGGCATTCAACAAAAGCATTGCGGAAGAATTGAGGGAACGTTTACCGTCCCATATAGACGTCAACACCTTTCACTCTAAAGGTTTGCGCGTGCTGCTTTCCAATTTCCGTATAAAACCGAAAATCAACGAGAATAAATGCTTTGTTATCGGGAAGAAAATTCTGGACACAAAGGATATGGACGTGAAGCAGCAGATTCGATACCTATTCGAGATTCAAATAATATGGAACTACATAAGGGTCAACCTTATTACGGATTACGAGAAGGAAATACCGGGTATCTGTATTGAAAAGAATATCGAATTCCAGGAACGTATGGTAGGGGACATGGAACAAATTAAAAATGCCTGGCACAAGGAAATGAAGAAGATAAATTCAGTAAAAGAAATTAACATTGATTTTACTGATATGCTTTATTTCCCTTACCAACTACTTGATAGTGAGGATTTCCCTAAATATGATGTAGTGGTGACCGATGAATGTTTTCCAGGAGACCAAAGAATTTTAGTTGAGGGAGGAAAAGATAAAATATTAAGAATTTATAAAAGGTTTTGCAAAGGTGAATCTATAAAAGCTAAAAGTTTTAATATAGAAAAAGGTGTTTTTGAATACAAAAATATTCTGAACATGTGGAATAGAGGTGTACGCGATTTAGTAAGAATCACGGTTGCCGGAAAGCGAAAAATAAAATGTACTCCTAATCATCCGTTTTTAACTGATTACGGATGGATTCAAGCCAAAGATTTGAAAAAGGGTTATGTTTTATTGTCTGACAGTAATACGCAGCCTTACCATCCAATACCCAATATGGAACAATTGGAAGTGTTTCAAGCTTCTATTATTGGAGATGGAAGTTTAGATAAACTTATGTATAATATAAATAGATGTGGTTTTGTTCAAGGAGAAGCACAAAAAGACTATCTGTATTGGAAAGCATGGTTATTCCAGCAGACAAATGTTGTAAAAAGAATAGAAGAAAATGGATTTGCAAAAACCCCAGCTTATATATTTACAACAAAAGGTTTATGTATAGATGAAGGATGTATAGACAAATTTAAAATTGCAGAAAATTTGACAATTAAACAGCTTGCAATTCTTTATATGGATGATGGAAGTTTTAGTAAATTGTCAAAATTGTATAGTGGAAGTGCTTGTAAAGAATTGTGTTATAAATTATGCGAACGAATAAATAAACTTGGATTTGCTTGTAAAGTAAGAGAATCAAAATCTTCATCAACTGATAAACCATATTGGTTTATAGAGTTTAGTATGAAATGTAATGATTCGTTACATGAAAAATTAGCTCCATATATACATCCATGTTTAAAATATAAAATATTAGAGAAATACCATCATCTTGTAGGTACGTATAAATGGAATAATGAATATTTCCCTTTGGGTGGTATTATAGTGGATAAAGTAGAAGAAATTGAAGACAAAGAAGAGGTGTATGATATTGAGGTAGAGGATAACCATAACTTTCTAATATGCGGTTCTTCACATAAAGGATTGAATAGAGATGCAGGAATAATAGTACATAATTGTCAAGATTTTTCAACGATTCAAAAAGAATTGTCAATGAGATATATAAAGAAAAGCGGTCGATTTGTAGTTGTTGGTGATTCCAGGCAATGTATATACGGTTTCCAGGGGAGTTCTTTAGAGGTTTTCAAGTCCTTGCAATCTTATCCCAACACCATAGTATTACCGTTGGATATTACATACAGATGCGGCAAGAACATAGTCGAAGAAGCTCGAAAAGTTTTTAACAACGGGATTGTTGCTGCACCTAATGCGATAGACGGTATTGTAAGAAAAGGAGAGTTTGACGAAGCGGAAAACGGGGATTTTATTCTATGCCGGAACAACCTACCTTTGGCAACTGTCTTTCTCTATTTGTTAGAAATGGGAAAGAAAGCGACAATAAAAGGTAAGGATTACGGTGATGCACTTGTGGCGTTGGTGGATAAGATAAAACATATTGAAGACTTGGACACGATGTGCGAGAAGAAAATTTCGGAACTCAAAGAACGGGGTTTTACTGATATCCAGGCAAAAAATAACCCTTCCTATGTAACCCTTCTTGAAAAGTGTACCATATTGAAAATGCTTTACAAGAACTGGGGAGATATGAAGAAGCTGGAAGACAATATAAAGGAGATATATAAGGACGATACGGAAGGTATCGTATTATCCACTATCCACAAGTCTAAAGGACTGGAGGCAGACCGTGTTTTCTTGCTGAACAAGAGTTTGATACCCAGCAAGTATGCGAACACGGAAGAAGCATTATATAATGAAAAATGTTTATTGTTTGTGGCTATAACCAGAGCAAGAAAGGAGCTTGTATATTGCAATGTTTGACGATGAACCAAAGAAAACCGTATATACGGAAATAGACCGCGAATTTAAGCGGATGAAACCAGGAACCGAATTTTGTCGGATTGAATTAATCACCAAGATAAAGGATTTCCACCCTGGTTCCGTTAGAAGTGGAATAGACCACTTCCTATTAAAGAAAATGAGTAAAGGAGAAGTAAAAAGAATTGACAAAGGTAAATATATGAAGTTATGAAAAAGCCGAAAATGTATATTCCCGTAATAGAACCGGGAAAGAGTGTATCACTTGTGTGTGCAAATAAAGTAACGGGATTGGAGGACCATTTGCCGACCCAGGAAATGCTGAATATCCACATGGAACAGCAGAAGATAATGATACAGAAGGATAAGGATTATAAGGTACATCCTTTATATCTTTTCGTGGAAAAAGAAGAATTCAATGATTTGATACGGAGGATAAGAGGGAAGAACAGAAACGCGGAAACGGCTTGTATTCCGCTTGTATGCCAATATCCGGCAGTCCCTATATGCGTGCTTTGTCTCAAACAGGAAGAGGAGGGGAAAGAATGATATTTGAATGTACGTTTACCTATATGGCACCCGACCCGAATTCGACAAACGGTAATTATAAAAAGTTTGTCGATGTCATAGCCGTACAAGCGGAAAATTACATGGACGCTGAAACAATGGCAACTGGGTACGGGATGTTCAATATAGATGCGGACTTTGCCATATCTCCTATTAAGGAGGTGATTATAGATTCGGTAAAACGTAATGAGGAACACGGGGGAAGATGGTACAAATGCACGGGCGTATATAGCGAGGTAACCGTTTCTGGAAAGATAAAGCAGTACAAGATGATTATATTGCAACAAGAAGAAGACTTCGTGAAAGCCTCTACTAAAGCGCTGGAATACATGCAGGATTGTGTAGGCACATGCAGACTGATGAAGGTAGAGGAAACTCCTATAATCGAATATGTGGAAAAGGACTGATATGTTAATTATATGTTAAAAGCACATACGCAGTTGCTTATGTCATAACATAATCTTATCTTTGTGGTGTGATAAGGAAAACGATAAGTCAAACAAATAAAAAGATAAGATTATGAATTCAGTATTTAAAGCCAAGAAACAAATGTTAGAAAACACTCTTTCAAAGGTTGCAAAAGTTAGTGTTGAAATAACTTTTGCCCGTGCTAACATGATAACGATATCTTGGGATGAAGAAAACAAAAGCGCGTTTGAAAGATTACAAAATTACTTCAAAGGAAAATTGTTTGATTATGAGTATGACGAGGAATGTGATATGTCTGTTTGTTGTTTGAATTTCTAACAAGAAGGGCTTTTGAAAGCCCTTCACAATTACAATACTATGATACGAATAACCAACCCTAAAGGAGAAACCCAGGTGCACACAGAAGAAAGCTATGAAAAGCTTCTGTGGCAGTTTGCGGAATCGAAGATGATGGATATGTGGTGCCGGAAACACCATCTTATCCCTATTTATACACATCAGGAAGAAACTATACTCAACAAAATGGTAGTAGAGGCATTTTTGGAAGCGTTTAACTATAAAGTAGAAAAGAATTATGAAAACTAAGAAATTCGGAGTAGGCGACAAGGTAAAGATACTCCATTGTTCTGATATGATGCTAATCGGACAGATTACAGAAGTGGCAAGTATATGCGGAACGGAAAGTAACCGCTATTATCATTTGAAGATAGACGGTGAACAAAGGGCGTTCATTCCGCAAAATTTGGAATTGGTAGAAAAGTATAAGGAGGATAAAGAATGACCTATACGGAAGAAAGAACCTACTGGCTGGAATGTATGATAAAGGCTGCCAGATATGGGATGGAAGCGGAAGTAGCTGTTACAGCGCTTGAATACCTAAAGGAAGACCCGAAGCTAAGCATAAGCCAATGCCTGGAAATGGCGCTAAAGGACTGGGACATTTAAACAGTACGATTATGAAAAAGGAAGACATAGAAAGAATTTTCAAAGAGACGGTAAGCAGACCAGAAAACTCTATTCATTTGCCGTTTGAAAAACATGCAAGGGTAGGAAGAAAATATAATGGGGAATATATATACAGTAGCAATCTTATATGTGAATACACGCCGGAACAAGTGTTGCAGCAATTGCAGGAAATAGCGGATGAAAAGGAAGTGGATATAACGGACAGCGAAGTTCTTATAGAATGGGGAAGAAGATACGGTGGTTATGACGATGAAATTTTTGTAAAGATTATTCATCCTCTCTATTTCCCCAAAGAATATTATTATTTGAAGTGGGATTATATGATGGGAGGACACAGAGCCATCCCCATAAAAGAACGAGAATTTGTTGCCAAAGCAGTAGCGTATATCGAAAATCATATCGGAAAAGAAGTGGACATGGGACGTGTCTCTATGCTTGTAGGGTACAACAGAAAAACCGGGAATGCCATTGTTTCATATCCTGATGAAGGTTGTGGATGGCATGGGATAAACGAAGAAGATGTGATTATAGTTAATTCGCCCCTTAACCGCTCGTATCAATATGTAAGTATTGAAAAATTGAAACATACTTTAAGCCCAACACGGTATAAACTGAATGAGACAATAACGATAAACATTCAGTCGGAAGGAGAAGACGAAGAATACAAGGTAAAGACAAGTATCACCTATAGGGACAATGACAACAATAAAGAACGTGTCGTGTACGAAACGGAAAACACGGACGACAGTTTTATTCTGAATCATACACGAAGATACGAGAACAATGATTCATGCCCTTTATTGGACAGATTTATTTTTAGCGCATACCAGAGATATATAATACAAGGTATCGTAGAAAACAACGAAAAAGAATCGAAGAATGATACAGAAAATAATCGCTTACCTCTATCAAAAGAAGGTTACGAAGACTTATAACGACAACAACGACGGTTTTATTTGCAATTTCGTGCTTGAATACAAGGATAAGGGAGATTTTGTACATAAGATGGCATGCTATGCCGTCAACTTTGAACCCGTTGTTATTGGAAAGGAGAACCGCTATTTGGTAGAGGTGGATGTGCATGCGGTGCAGAATGTCAAGTACAACAATGACAGGGTATGGCTGCCTCAATGCAAGGTTATAAAAATGGACTTGTTGCTACAGCCGTGGGAAATTACATCAGTAGAAAAAGAAATAGAAAGATATTACGATGAACAAAGAAAAATTTATGGAACCGGATATGACAGCGAAGCCGGAAGAAATGCTATGGTTTGAATCAACAATCAGTGAAAATGTGGAACCGGAGGTTTCATTTGTTGAACAGGAAAAGGAAGAAGTTTTGGTTTCGTGTACATGGTATTAATTTGGCAAATAAACTATTGCTTATTTCCCTATTAAAACTTACCTTTGTGGGTAAAACTTCTATATATGGCAAAAAAGATAGAATATACTAAAGAGGACATTCTAAAAGATGCGCCCGATTTCGTTTTAATCGCTTCACCCTACATGCAAGACAAGTACGTAGCTTATGAGATGGTAAGAAGGGAGCTTGACGAACACCCGGACCGTTTTATGCAGTATGAGGGGAACGAAGGTTATACCTATGTGATAGACCTTAAGCTTGTCAATATAAAGGGTATCATGGCGAAACGCGGAGCATCCCAGGAAGCAATAAACGACGCTACAGAAATTCGTACAAATGTGATGTTGCCCCTTCTTGCCAAGTTCCACAGGGTAAAGAGTGAGTATTTCCATGCTTTCGACTTGCATAACGACAAAGCAAAGGCACTTGCCAAACTCACCCCTATGTTACTGGACTTGTTCGGCTCCATGCACAACCCCAAGGATATTATTAAAATTATCCGGAAAAAGGAAGGTTATTCGCTGGGAGAAGAAGATTTGGTAAAATTCTTCAACAATCACAAGTCACTCATAGAAGCACGCCAAAGCAAGTACGTGATGCGTTCAGACCGCTATAAGGTGGCAACGGAAGCCGGAAGACTTGAAATCATAAATGACTGTATGACAGACTTGCAGCTAAAATATGAAGAGTTCTGGAGCAAAGGGAATGTAGGAAACGCACTCAATATCCTAAAGGAAATACGCGCCTTGTTGGAAGCTGCACGGAAGGAAGTAAAAGGTAATGAAATTAAACTCACAGTTGACGGAAAGATAGACATAAACGCGACATTGCACGGAGAGGAAAACATAAGCCGTGTAATGCGTGACATACCCGTAAACAGCCTTATAGTGGGTATGGTGGCTGCAAAATCGGGAATAAAGCCCGAAATACTGATGCACCAGCTTTGCACATCCTATTACAAGGACTTTAACGGCTTTGCAAGCAACCCGGTTTTGGGTTCCGAAAAGGTGATGCTGCCTGGAGCACTCATAAAAACCTATGACTGGAAAGAAATAGAAACGGAAAACAAGAAATTCGTGGAAGAAATGATACCCGAAGTGGTCGAGGCAGAGATAATCGAGGAACCGTCCAAATCAAAGACAAGAGAACGGCTTCTTAACCGCCTACGACAGATGAAAGGTGTTGAAATCGGAAAGAAATAATTACATTTTGTTTTGACTTTTAGTTAATTTATGATTTTCAAAATTCAGTCGGACATACGGTTTGTGATAAATAGTATGCCTATTTTAAACAATTAAAAACCAAATAGTTATGATAAAGATATATGTTGAGGAAGTAATAAAATGCGTAATGGAAAGACTTACAAAAGAATACGGTCTGACCGAACAACAGGCATTGAAAGAAATTGACATGTGCATGGAAAAACTGTATGTGAAATGGATGCAGAACGAACCGATACCGGAAGAATACAATGATTAATTAACCCTATAATAATAAATAGTATGATAGTAGCAATCGCAACAATGAGAATGGACGAGGACACAACGGTACAGGTACATGTGCCTATGGATGTGGAAATAATGCAGGTTCCTCCTACAGACAAGGAAGTAGAGAAAATAAAATCAGTCCTGGAAGAGGAAACCGGGTATAAATTCGTATCTTTGGATTCGATAACATGGGATGTGGACTACGAGATTTAAAATCAAACGAAAAACTTTATGTTCATTTTTTGAGTATTAGTAGTTAATATCTAATTGACAGCCAGCAGTTTGTGATAAATAGCTGGCTTTTATTATATCCTTTTATATGTTAATTATATGTTAAAAGCACATAAGCACTTGCTTATGTCTAAATAAGGTCTTATATTTGCGTTGTGATAAGAAACAAGATGTCAAACAAATAAAAACAAAAGATTATGGCAAACCTTAAAGTAAAATTAGAAGGAAAGAAAATCGCAGAAAAGGTGATGGAGTTTATGGACGAATATTCATTTGACCCTATCTATAATGAAATAGAGAAGAACGCGGACGACACCTATATCAGCGAAATACTGCGCTGCTTCCCTACAAGAAGAATAATAAACGATTTGGACGAACGCGGAGAACTCCATGAAGCATACAAGGAATATGTAGACATGAACGGAGTAACTCTCGTAAAGGACATGGCAAAGAGAATGACAAACAAGGAAAAGCTCGAACTCGTATCGGAACTTTTCAAGATACCTTACCTGGCAAGCCCGGAAGAATACGGGGAAGCGATAGCGAAGGCAGCAAGGGAACAATATTACAGATAATCAATAACCAGCAAAAAAGCAGAACAAAATGAAGACCTATACAGTATATTTCAGTGAACCCGTAACAATAAAGTACAAGGGTGACAGATTCAACAAGGAATTGAAAAAGTGGGAACACGATGTGGACTGCGAAGAGACAAGCCCTATGTTCACCTTCCATTCCCTGGCACCTGCAAAGAAGCTTATCAAGGAGAATATGGACAAGTACATAGATTCCATCATAACGAAAACATGGGCAAACGGTGACTGGGAGAATCTTGGACCCATAAAGCTGTCCGGAAACAACAAGACTTTCGTCGCCAATACCCGACAAAGGGTCGCAAATTATTAAGTACACGGAAAGAAGGGGTGAAAATTGAAGTAGCCCCTATTTTCTTGACAATCAATATAGATATTTCACAGAACCTAAAAATAAAAAGATTATGGATAGAGAAGAATTCCAGAAAAAGTACGATAACAGTATTCTGGTGTGCTGTACAGAAAACAGTATCAAGAAAGTATTCAATATTTGCGATTTAATGGACTTAACAGTCTCTAAATCAAAACAGATTACTGCTATATTGATAGGAGAACAAACAGCAAAAAGTCCATTGTTCCACGTGGAACAATTCCTCAGTGATTTCTACAGGGGGATAGAAGAAGGAGAAAGGAAAGAGACAAAGATGTTTGAACAGAGAATGAACAATGCTATATACAAGCTAAAGCATAAGTACGGAGACACGTATATAATCAAGGGAACCGATATGGCCACATTGATGTGCATAACGGAACTCGGCATGAATGCAGTCTATAAAGAGGGGGAAGATGTGATACTCATAGAAGAAAAGGGCAGCATACCATGTGTAAGACATTCTGCAAGACAGTTTATTACTGACGTGATGTCCGGCATGATTGACGTACTGGACCCATTCATAAACAAGGAGACAACGATTGAAATAAAGGAAGAAGAAGACACGGAAAACATGATTAGTGAAACAATCTTCTATCTCACCCATACCCTAACAAAGCTCCTGCATAAGGTATACGACATGGAAAGAATGGTCTATTCAATTGGATTCGGAAACAAGGAAGGGGTAATGATAGACAAGGACGATTTCTATGTGTTCCGGAAAGCGGTGCGCCTCCTATATATATGCAACAAGTGGGTAACGAAGGACAACGAGAAGCAATCCAAGGAACCGGATTTCAAGAAAGGAAACAAAATAATGTACACCATCAAGGACAGCAACAGCAACACATACCCGGTAAGAAGACTGTCGGAAAGGGTGTATGAATCAAAGGAGCACAAGACCCTATTCATAACGGATGAAGAAGGGGTAGTGACCGGGATATACAAGGAGAAATAAAAAGAGAGAAATACCCTCCAAGATACCCCTACAGACCATATTTTATTATTAACCCGTTATACATTTGTTACAATGGTAATAGGGTGTCAAAAGAGGGTATAAAGCAATGATAAGAAGAACCGGAAAGGGAACACGGACTGCACCATAAAGGAAAAGAAAGGGTTGTTATATCCGACCCCTATATAAACAATATTATAAATCGTCAACCTATAATTGTTAATTTGCGAAATGGGAAGGATATATGGAAGCCGATATGGACGCAAGACGTGTCCTGGCACGGTTCTTGTATCATTGTACAATGTGGAACAATCATAAAAAGACAACATCATGAAAAGAGAAAAGGAATTCAAGGAGTATTTAAAGAGCAAGCGCATAGAACTAACGTCTTGCATAAAGAAGTATGAGGACTACAATCTGAGAATAACAGAAGTATTGGATGCACTGGAAGCACTGGGAATGTCGTACCAAGCAGCATCAAACGTGGTAGACGGAAAAGTAGAAGTCCTTGTTATTCAGATACCGAACTGGGGAAAGGACAGGGAAACGATAGACTATGATACATTCGTAGAGAAGTACAGGGAATATGACAAGGAATATGAACCGGAACACTATATAAAAGACGAGAACGGCAATATGGTACGTGTAGAACTGGTATGTGTCGGTGCAGGAAAGGACATTGTGATAACCTGGAAGGACACGAAGACTGGAAAGACATACAAGACAACGGAATAACCCTAATATATTAAAATATAATCGATTATGGAAAAAGATTTGAGAAACAACGTGAAGTACATTTTGTTCTGCATAGAGTGTTTGCAGGCAGGCGTGGTAATGACACCGAAAGAATATGAAGTGGCATTCATGGCGGCAGAAAAGTTCGAGGGATTTGATGACAAGAGCTTCGAGAACATGAAGGCTGAACAATTTGCACCCCGTATGAATGCTATGTTGCAGGCTATGTCAAAGAGAAAACAGATTATCGAAGGACTAACATTCAATCTACTCACAAAACGCAACCTGGACGAATTGATAGATAGTGACCTTGTGGAAGAAGTTATGAAGGCAAAGCACATAGCCGCAGCAATGGCAGATGAGATGCTGGAACCGGACGAAAAACTGGAAAAGGTTGTGACTGACGGAAGACGTGTAATCGAACACTTCATAGACCAATGGAAGAAAGCCCTTATTGAAGAGGAAAAGAAAGAATACGAGCCAGAAAGCGATGCGGAAATTGTAGAATAAATCTTTCTATATACTTATTATTTTCACAAAAGCCCCGAAATGGGGCTTTATTATCAAGCAGTTATGGATAAGTCGAAATTAAAAGAAGCAAATAGGCTGCATAATAAAATAGAATATTTAAAAGGCCAATTAGAACGAATTTCCAGGTTTGAGATGGAGGGAAAAATACAAATAACGAACTCCTACGATTCCTATTTCTATATTAGCGAGGATATGGCAAAAACCTATTTTCCGCTTATAAAAGAAAGAATGGAAAAGGAGCTGGAAGAGTGCGAGCGATTATTTTCTGAACTTTAGCTCATTTTTTGAGATAAAAACACTATCTTTGCTATCGTGATAATTAACTGGTAAGGTTGTATCGCAGTTGTATTTAAAGGTTAACAAAGGCGGTAGGGGTTGCAAGTCTGTTATGGCTGGGGGTGAAAGCCCGGTTTAAATGGCTGCAACCCCTATTTTTATTCAAATTTTGTATCATTATGGAAAGAAAAGAGATTATCAGAAGACTGGGAAAGTATTTCACGCTTCCCGAACTTGTATGCCCCCACGTGTATAACAAGTATTCAGAATCGCAGATATGGAGCTTTTTCACGACCGAGGCACTGAAAACGCTTCTTGTATTGAGAGAAGAAATCCTATGCAAACCCTTCATTATCAACAACTGGAAGAACGGAGGCAGCTATTCCCAGCGCGGTTTGCGGTGTAATGTATGCGTTCTATGCAAGGAAAAAACGATGCTTGAAAAGCCGTATATGAGCGCGCACTCCTTGGGTCGTGCATTCGATATTACAGTTTCCGGTATGGAAGCGGAAGCGGCACGGAAAATCATTGTGGACGATTCCGACAAGCTTCCTTATCCTATCAGACTGGAGGACGGTGTTAGCTGGCTGCATGTGGACACTATGGACCTATGCAACGGGCAGAAGGTGACACTATTTAATGCGTAAATATATTTTACTATATACAGAAAGTATTCTCCCTTATAGGGCAATCGATACTACAGTATACTGTAGCCGCGATTTTGCAAATTTCGTATTTTTATCATTTGTAAATTTAAATTGAAATAATTATGTATCCTAACAAAGTAAGTATAGCAAATAACAAGGGTTTTGAGAGCATAACAGCGATTTCACGCGCTTTCGAGGTCGGCACGCCTGCCGAAGATGTGGTACTGTCAAAGTACACCTTGATTCCCGATGACAAAAGGGCGTTTCTTATTATTCCATTGACGAGTGGTACTGTCAAAGTACACCTTATCGGTGAGACTGGTCCAGATACATATACCATTTCCGAAACCGAAGTGTCCGCTTATATGGGTTCTCCTATGCCTTATCTTATTGATAAGGTGTTTGTTACTGGTACTACTGCACAATTTAATATAGGGTTATGATTGGTATTGGTACAAGTCTTTTGTTTGGTAGGAAGACTGGCAAGGCTGGTCCTCCTATTCCACCCTTCAATAAGGCTATGGTGAACGCATGGTTTATGTCCGGGTTGTCCAATATTGACAAGCCTTCCTCTATTAGAGGGGTAAAAGGAAATGAAATGGTTCTTAAGAATTTCGCTTATGCACTTAATTCTGGGTTCGGGAAATATAAGGTAGATTTTACAAAGTATACCGGAAGTAATACAACTTCCAATTCTATTTCAATACATAAGGAAGCCGGGATAAATAAAGGATATGCAACAATTGCTTATAGTCAATTGGAATCCGATATTCCTTCTTATTCTATAGAAATCAAAGGTCTTAATTCTGGACAAATATTGTATTATTATAGAAACAATGAAGGTCTTGAAAAGAACATTTCTTATAATAAAGATGGTATATACACACTTCCTCTATGTTACAAAGAGGGTACGTCTGGAATAACCGCAGGCTTCACTATAAATACTGTCGACGTAGTTACCATTACCCAACTGCCATCAGCCTATGAGGGCGCACTTGTGTTCGATGGTGTGGATGATTACGGTATATGCACAGGGCTTCCTATTCTTAACGATTATACAGTAATATGCAGGAGAGTGATAGAGAATGATACTAACGTTGTTGCCTCAAAAAGCATAGTTGCTGGCAATGGAGCATTTATTTTTGAATATGCTAATAATGCTACATATTCTTTTAGTGAATATACTTCTGGTTTGAATATGAATCTAAAAGATTCTGTTTCATATCAAACCAAAAATTCTTATAACGGTAGTGTAATAACAGTAGGTACTGCAAATGATACTGATACACTGACCTTAGGCATCATAAGAGAAAAAGACAGCAGATTATTGAAAGGAGCTATCTACTACTTTGCCCTCTATAACAAGTCTTTGACACCCGAAGAAATCGAGACCGAGAAAGAACGGCTTAATGAAGAATGGTTGAAACGTAAAACTGAATAATATGAAGTGGTTAGTTATACCTATAGAAGAACTAAAACAGTTCGATAAAGACTGGGAGACAAGACGAATGAGTAACGACGGCATGAAGGCGTTGCTACATGAAGAGACGTACAACATGCTTGTACCTCCTATCATGATGCTTTCAGAAAATGAAAAAGTTGTGGAAGATATCGTTTATCCCTATCCTTTGATGGATGAAAACGAGATAGCGAATTCTGATGATTGGACCAGTGATGAGGTGATTTGATTGTTTTTGGGGTGCCGGGAATTCGGGTGTTTTGCCCGGTTCCCGGTTTTTCATTTTCTGTATTTTATTGTATGCCGAAAAACAACGCAATTTTCAGAGTTAAGGCTAACTATTTGATAATCACATATCATTTTCTTCTATTTCCGAAAAATATAATGTCACTGAAAGAAAGGTTATGTTAATCTTATGTTAAAATGACATACGCAGTTGTTTATGTCTGATATACTTCATATATTTGCAATGTGATAAGGAAACAAGGTCAAACAAATTAAAAGAAATAAGGTTATGAAAGCAGAATTTTACAAGGTGAGAGGTACGGAAATGGAAGAGATGATGAAGAGAGGTAATAACAACGAAATCTCCTCTATGATTTCCAAGAAACAACAAGCACTTGCCGAGGCACTTGAAAATGTGGAGTTCTATAAGTCTATCGGGAATATGGAGTTTGCAGCCAACGAGCAGAACCGCGCTAACCTCCTTCAAAGACAACTTGAAATGTTGAACAAATAAAAAGATAAGAGTTATGAAGATAATGAACGTTATCAAGGAAGTAAGTTACAAAGGTCACACAATAACAATGTTTAAAGATGGCTTTCACCAAGAATTTGCCATCATAGATGGTGATGAATCAAAGCTGTATGATAGCATTGCGGATGCAAAGAGAGTTGTCAGAGGCGAGCAGCCTCATTACGAAATCAATTAACCCGGTAGCCTTCGGGCTACCAATAGAACAAATAATATGGATATAAAAGAAATATGCTTGCTGATAGCACAGCTAAAGAAGGAGAATGAAACCAATTCCCCGGAAGAAAAGGAATTCAACCTTAAATGGATTGAAGCCCTAAAAGAAAGTATAGATAAATCTGTAAACAAGAATAAGGAGGATTAAGTTATGAAAGCAATCGTAGAAAATCCGTTAAATGTTAATCATTCACCAGTAGCAATTTCTCTTTACGTCAATATGCTTAACAGAATAACCTGGTGTAAAAACGAAAATGAACTTAGAGATACTATGAAGTTCTCTTCAATCGAATACCCGGTTACATTCAATTCTATTTTTGATTACGGCTTCGGTTCCAACCATATGTGGGTCAGTGAAAAAGAAAGCGGTAAACGTCTTATTCTTGTTGAATTCTAAAAATTTTACATTATGAAAAAGCAGCTTATAAATTTCTTTCACGGTCGTTTCGGTAATAAAATATTGAAAGCCAAATATCGTGAATGGTGGGTGCGTTTCTGGTACGGAGTAGGTGCACTCACTTGTACCCTTCTTTTCTTCGGAATGATACAGTTCTTGTCCTGGCTTTCTGATTTGATTAATTATGTTTTCTAATAAAAATATTTTACAATTATGAAAAAGGTTTTATGTAACAAGGACGGCAAATTTTTGTCTATCCATGATGGGGATTGTACTCTTACAGAACTCAATGACGGTGACTGTCTGACACATGAAGACGGTACGATAGTGATATACAAAGAGGGTGATTCGGAACCGTTGCTTGAAAATATGTACTTTCATGCTTATTATAAAAATGGCAGCCTTTATCTTCCGAAAAAGACTTCTTCTTTTTATGATTATGTCAGTTGTGGATACAAATTCTCTACAAAAGAAGAAAAGAAGCGTATGAACGAAGTTCTTTCCGAAAATAACCTATACTATGACGAAAAAGAAAAATGTACTAAAAAGCTTCATTGGCGTGCCAAAATGGGTGATTCCTATTACTATATCGATTGGAACCGCTTTACAATATGCAAGACTGTGGAAGCAGACAGCGAATCGGACAATATCCGATACAAAAACCTTAACTATTTTCAAACGAAGGAAGAGGCTGAAAATAAACTGGCTTCAATTAAAAGCATTCTCAATGATTAGGAAGGAATGCTACATCTGGGTCGGACAGATTGCCGAATACCGGGGAATGACATTGCGGAAGGTCCGTCCGGGCAAATATGTTGTCATTTCTCCTTGTTCCCTTGTTTCAAGACCCGTATATATTGACAAGAACGAAAATTTGACCGTTCTTTAGTATTAATTATTTGTTTTATTTTCATATATTTGCAGCTATGGTAACAGCGATATTTATATGTCTCGTTCTTCTTACAGTAGTCCTTATTACTCTTCTTTTGTGGTGCATAGGGACGGTTACGGGAATTCAGAAAAGAATGGACGCTCTTCTTTATGTGGTCTCCTATATAGACCTTATCCAGAGAAAGCGATTCATCCGGTATTTGGACCAGCTTTCAAGGAAAATGGGAGATTTTGAGGACGAGATGGACGACAAGCAGAAATCCTTTTTGTTTCATTTAAGCCAGGAAGTGACAAACGAGATAAAAAGGATGGAAGACGACTATAAAGATTTGATATAATGGCAAAGAAAAACGAATTTACATACAAAAAAGGGTGCCAATATATAAACTGGCTCTGTATTTCCAATAAACTTTTCTTGCTTCGTGATGATGACAATATAAGCGACGAGGACAAAGCATCCATTTCACGCGCCCTAAAATGCAAGACAGGCGACATCCTTTGTCTTGTACTGGGTCGCAACATCAGCTATTTCGGATATAGTAAGCTTATCGAAGACATGGGAGGACGGACGACAGAAAGTATAGTGCAGTCCAAGAACCCGGTTTTTTCTTCCATCTACTGGACTGGTGACAAGAAAGCGGCTATCGAATCTCACACCATTTTCATTCCCTGGAAGGAGCTTAAGGAGCTTATCAAGGATTGGGATTACCCGACATATTTTCAACCGGACATAACTTAGAACCTTCTTTCTCTAATTTTATATATATTTGTTTGACTGACACCCGGTTACACTCCTCATGAAAGAATGTTTCCGGGTGTTTTCTTTGGGGTTATATGTTAATCTTATGTTAAAATGACATACGCACTTGCTTATGTCCAAATAAGGTTTTATATTTGCAATGTCTTCTTAAGGGAGGCGGTTAATTAGGTCAAACAAATTAAAGAAACAAAGTCATGAAAAAAGGAAATTTACCAAAACAAGAATACAAGCTTATCAGCATGTGTATGCAAGGAGTTGAAAACGGAATAGCCTACAGTTGTTCGGATTGCGGACGCACGATATTCAATTTTGCAATAATCAAAGGAGAAATGGATAACAAGGAATATGTCGTAGGTCTTACTTGCGTAAAGAAATTGCTAAATAAAACCATCTATTTTTCAAATGAAACACAATGGGAATACGAGAAGGAATTAGCAGGATGGAATAACGCTATGAATTCAAGGAAATGGTTAGATAAGAACCAAGCCAAAAGAGCCAAGGAAGGCTTGAAAACCTATGAACTGGAATACAAGGAATTTGCCGGACATGATGGATTGCAGTATTGCTATATGGAAATGAGTATAAACGGTAAATATGAAGGACATACGGCATTTATCGAAACAAAATACAATTCCGTATTTAACGGAATCAAGAATTGAATAATCTATTAAAATGAAGTCAAACAAAAATTTTACAAGAACATGAGAACAATAAGCAAAGGGAATTTCCGGGTCGTATATGACCCGGCAAAGGGTGAAAGCATGAGCATGATTGCCGTCTACAAGAAGAACCTGGACGGCACATTATCCCTAATCAGTAAGGAGATGGGGAATGAGACGGACGAAGAAAGTCTGAAAGAAAAGGCAGTAAAAATTATTAACGAACTAAATAAAAAGGAGGATTAAATTATGAATGCAGGTATCGTATTTTTAACTATCATTATTTTTATCGTTCATCTTATGCTGAGTGCTGAGGTAGGTTCCACGGCAGAAAGGATGAACAGAAGTTTCGGAGTGTGGATGCTTATGGCACTTATCATTTCTCCGTTTATCACAGCCATCTTTGTTCACTGCCTGGGACCTATTCCGGTTCTCGAAAAGAAAGAGGAAGAAGACGATGAAGCCGAGAAGTGACCGATATATCTACTATTATGACAAACGGTCGAAGAACAAGCCGTACCGGGTTATAATAGAAGTTGAAAAGAAGAAGTACAATATCGGTTATTTCCGGACCGTGGAAGAAGCGAGGGCAGCCCGTGACGAATTCATTAAAAATCATTTTTCCATCTCCATAAGCTGGCAACGGTTACAGGAAATGAATGTGATTGTGGATAAGATTGCCGAACTTTCGGAAATACTGTCTTCCTATAGGGATATTTCTACGAATGAGGTTTGCCGGAAAATCGGGAATATCAAGCGGAACGCGGTTTCCATAAAGAAAATTATAGTATAAATATACACTCAATTTGTATAATTATTCAATTTTGTTTTGTAGTAAGAATCATGGGTTTGGCGAAACCCGACAGACTGGGGACGTTGTGAAACGACCCCTTTCTTTTTCTAAATCTTGACAACCGAGTTAATAATACTTGAAGAATGACAAAAAACCATAATCTACCAGTCCTTTTTCTACTGCATTGGCTTCTTGTTCAAACACGATTGCGTGGTAACAGTCATGGTTTATAGCCTTGATTCTCTTAATCCATTTCTTTATACCGCCACTGAAACCAGGGTGATACTTGATTAAGGCTCCTATTACACGTACAAGCCATTCCAGGGCGTAATACAGATAGAACGTCAACGGGATAAGGAGAAGTAGCCAGGGGCACGAGAAAACGCCTGCAAGACCGCTAAAAAGCACGGTGCCCGGTATCATTAATGATTTCCATTGATAGGAATGCGTTTCTTCATGTTTTAGGAATTCTTCGTCATAATACTCTTTCATTTTCTTGCATAACAGCCAGCAAAAAATTAGGATTGCGGAAAAATTCGGGATGATAATTTTCGCAATTTTCGATTCATAAATTACCTTCATGATTTTACAATTTTTAAGATTAAACATGTGTAAAGGTAGGCTTTTTCGAGGAAATTTCTGTCAATATTTATTACTATTTATAACTATCTGGAAATCAACACTTTGACATTTTACCATAAGGGTATTATCTAACCCCTAAAGGGGTACGTAGTTCCCTTTCTTCTTTTACCCTTACGGGTATATTAATAGGAGGAAGAACTGCAATATAGCAATAGGGGGTTTGGGGGAGGAAGGGGAAAGAGTGAAAAATGGGGAAGGGGGATAAAGTGAGATATGGAAAGTGTTAACGGAAGTAAAAACAGAAAGGGGAGACGAAGCGAAAGAAAGAAGACGAAAACAAGAAGGGATTTTGGGGAAAAGGCGCGCCCGGCAAAAATTTTCTCGAAAAAATTTTGTGGATTGAAAAATAATCCCTATGTTTGCAGTGCTTAAACATAGCGGCTAAGGTCTGATGAAGATTTGGGAGCCGCAAAAGAAAAAGGGGTTACTCTTTAGTTTTCTCACTAAACATTAGCTTCTTTTTGAAAAATCCCCTTTTTCTTTGTTTTTGTTTAGCAAGAAAGAAGCTAAAAATTAGTGGGTGTCCTTAAGCAAGACATAAAACCAAAAATGGTATTTGTAGAGTGAGAAAATTAAAGAGAAGTGTATGAAAAAAGATACAGAAAAATCGGCATCACGCCAGGACATTTCAAAAAAGATTAAGTCTCCTATTAAGGATTTGAAGAGTATACATACTATCCAGGATTACGAGTATTGCTGCGTATTGTGCGCTATTAGATTGATAAACAACAAGTATTGCAAGAGAAACCAGAAGAAGTATCAGTATAAGACGTTTTGGAAAAGAAGTTTTACTACACAAGAACTGTCATTGAAGATTGCGGAAGAAGTAGGTATTTCCTACAGAAAAGCGAAGGATTATATCAAGTTTTTAAGATTGAATGACTATATTAAATTTCCCGAAAAGGATGTATGCACAATCATAAACAAGGATTTCAAGGATGTAACGGAAGAGATGTATTTACCGGATTATTTGCGTTATGTGATTAAGGAGAAGGGGGTGAAATGGTCTCCTATTTTTACAAGGATATTGAATTACATTTCAAAGAAGATAAGATATTACAAGTATTGTAAAGAGATTGCAGAGTACAATTTGGACGTATGGAATGAAGAGGAATTAAAGAAAGAACAGATTTTGAAGATAGTCGAATGGCTGTACAATAACGAGGACTGGAAGGAATCGGATTATGACAAGGTTTATGAAAAGGCTGTAAAGATGGCGCATAAGCACGCATTAGAGGCAATAAAATGGAACAATTGCGAAGTATCGTTCTATGAAAGCCCTAAACGTATTGCAAGCCGTATGAAATGCAGTGTAGACACAGTGAGAAAGTTTATAAAGGCATTGAAAGAGATTTTTGGAGAAAGAGTATACATGAAGCCGGAAAAGGCGACTAAATCAATGAGATACAACCCTAATTTGAATAACTATACAATAGCATTGCCGGACAGGGAAGAATGGAAGAATATGTTTGCAAGAAGATTCGAGAAGATTAAGGAAGGTGTTTCAAGGGTAAAGGATTCTGTTTATTATCTCAAAAGAGTTTGGTTCAGAAAAGAAAAGGGTTATTTGTGGGAAGACAAGGAGTTCAATAGAATAGCAAAAAGAAGTGCTACTGTAACGTGTGGAGAAAAGGAATTGCCGTGCAAAAAGAGGTTGAGTTTTTATTACACCCTAAAAAAGAACTTGGAATACTGGGAGGACAATTTCGAGAAGGAAAAGGAAATAGAAGAAGAAAAGGAACGTTTTTATAAGTCTGAAATACAAAGGGAGGTTGAAGAAAACAGCAGAATTGATTTGGTGGCGAAATATCGCTGTCACGAGGCACCCGAATACGAAAATTACAACCCTAATGAATTTGAAGCATATAGAGTATGGAAACGGTAAGTGAATACATATACAATGACTATGAAAGCGAAGATGTAGAACTGTACGCGGAACAGATGATACGGGAACGCATAGCGCGTGACGAGAAGCGACGCGAACAGATAGAAAAGGCTTTGGCGAAAGCCGAAAGGACCAGGAAACGGGTAGAAAACAGAAGACGGAAGTATATAAAGACAAACCCTATCCGCGCGAAGTACAAATACCCAGTATTGGATAAATATTCAAGTTAAAAGCTTGGTTATTTGACTGATAATGCCTATTTTTACCGTTGTAATTGCAATTTCGTTATAACTTAAAAAGGCATTATTCATGGATAATAATAGAAAAGAAGAGAAAGTGTTCGGACGTGCACAATTTGAACAATTTCTCATTGACAACGACTACGAAGCGTTCACCGCAAAGCAGGTGGCGGCTTTTGCTACTGATGTTTTGAACAAGTCAGAAAAGGATGAAATGGACGAGTTTGAGAAAGCATGTGCGGCTGCGGACTGGAAATCACTGGAAACGGTTAAAGTGCTGAATGACATTTACGAGGAAGAACCCATGTTCATAAGACCCTCACAAGTGGAAGTGATACCGGGAAAGGAAGGAATTTTCAAATCAATGTCCGAGAACCGGGACATGTTGCGATACAAGGAAACCCCTCTAAACATTTTCAAAGGCATAGCCGGAATGTGCGTATCTGACAATATAGAGAAGGCACGGAAGGGCGAACCTATCGGAACCGTAAAAAGCTGGGGAGGGAAAGAATATGTGAAGACCGCTAACGGATGGGTACGACGCCAGGGAATCAAGACAAAGGAGACCGCGAAGGAGGAGAAGCCGAAGGAAAAGAAAAGCGGTTTCCCTACAGTTGAAAAACTCGTGGCTGCGGCCGCAAAGTCGGGGCACAACCCTAAAGAGGCAGAGAACGTTATCAGAGAACGCTATGACTATCTGAAAAAGAAATATCCGGAAGCCTCACCAAGTAAACTTGTACACATTGCATATACAATTTCCTAAAATTCCGTCGCATATGATTATGGGAAAACTACATAAAATAAGGGAATACGTAATGAGTTTATATTTTCCCGTGTTGCTGAGCATACCTATCTCTTTTTCCAACACGGCATCCTTCATTGAGAAATATGTGTTTCGGGACTGGGAGTTCTTGAAATACCTAATGATTCTTATAGTGATAGATACACTTGTAAGCTGGGTATACCATATCAAGAACAAGGACTTTTCAAGCAAGGGATTTTCAATGATTATTACGAAGCTTTTCATTTATTCCGCTATTCTGATTGTTTCGCATGTGATGGGGAACTTTACTGTGGAAGGCGGCAATGTGGAGATATACGCATGGTTCCGTGCCGTGGTGTGTAACGCGCTTATAATACGTGAATCAATCTCAATCGTGGAGAACGCGGCAAAGGTAAGCCCCACTTTGGTACCTCAGAGAATTAGAAAATATCTGTCTGATTTCGACGAGTTCGGGGATAAGAAACCGGAGACGATAAAGGAAATGAAAGGAGAATGACTATGGCACAAGGCGATTATTTGCCCGGAACCTATTCAAGGGTCGGAACGAAAGAAAACCCGGGCACATACCTTGGAGGAGGTTCGGGCGGTACTTCACAGACAATGCCGCCAAAGGTGAAGAAGGTATTGGTACTGGACAACGATAGATGGAACATGCGCAATTATTGGATTTCCGGAGGGAAGTTCAGTATTCCGGCAGTATGGGTACTTACCAAAGGAGTTTGGGACAACTTCGGCAAATGGATGAAAGACGGAGTTTGGAGAATGGGACAACTCATTTTCTCTACAGACAATATTTGGCATGATAATTTCGTATGGTATAACGATTTAAAGTTTAAATTTTAGAGATTATGAAAAAAGCAGCGTTTTATCAAATACAGGACGGTGATACCGGGGCACAGGTTGCACAGGGATTGCAAGGCAATTTCGAGGCTTTGCAGCAGGAGATAGAGGCAATCCCCACCTATTCTTTGCCTATTAAGATGGACCCTAATAGTGGAATTATCAACAGTGAGGAGGACTATAACAGTATTCTCCCCGAATCCTATCTGACGGAATATCCGTGGCAGGCTGAATATGCAGGTGGTCTTCCTTGGTTATGGATGAACTTCAAAGCAAAGGTATCGGAAGGTACTCAGATTTGCATTAAGCATAACAACAAGTTCTGCGAGTTCACCAACATTCCAGAAACTATCGGCACCGTATCTGTCAACAAGAAGATTCTGACAATGAAGGAGAAGAACGAATATCTGGGTTTCGAGTGTCAGAAGGATTTGGGTGTACAGAAAGTGGACTTGAAAGGCATTTACCAGGTTTACGTACTGGATGCTGACGGTTCCGTGGAACAGGAAATTGTATTTGAATGTAAATAAAAACCATTAAAAAAGAAAAGATTATGAGACTGTATAGATTTTTGGACGAAGACAAGAATATTGATGTGACATTGGTAACTGATGGTAGTTGCGACCAGAAGAAAGTATTCATCACTGAATCACCGCGCGGAATTACCCCTAAAGGAAACGTGACAGACCCGGAAGGCGGTGCCGAGCTTTTGAAGCTTGGTTTCAAATGGAATGTAGGCGAAGCCGTGATGCATGAGGAACTTGTAGCATTTGCGGAAGAAAAGGGTTTGGAATTGATTATCGACCCCCAGGGATTGAATGAAATTGTTGCGGTAACGGCAGAATGGAACGAAAACGATGCATGCGTTATTACAATCAAGACAAGTGTTCCGGCAAAGAAGGATGTCGATATCTATTTCCCCAATAGCGTAGATTTGCAGGAAAGCGCAGAAAGATTTGGAGTAATCAGAGGAGACCGCAAGACCATTGCTACCAAAGTTATGTCCGGAAAGCCTATGGCGTTTACGCTGGCTGACCTTGGTTTGGATGCAAAGGAAGACTTGAACGTGGTTGTAATGACAGATAACAACACATGGCGCGAAGAACTCGTAGCCGAAAACAACTAAAGGGTTATGCTACGGTTATTGTTTACAACAGAAGATAATGTCCACCAAATGACTGTCGTAACTGACGGTATCGACAGTCAGATGAAGGTTTTCGTGACGGAAAGCCTCTATGGTGACGTGGAATATTATAAGGGGCTGGGTATCGTGATTGAACCCGGACACACCTATAATATCGGACAGTTCAAGGAATGGGCGTTTAAGGCGCTTGTTAAGCTTATCTCATATCCGGAAGGATTCGGAGAAGAGGGCGCGGTATTGTCGGACGTGCAGGAAGTTGTGGAATACGTATTGGAGACTAAAGAACCTACACTTAATTTCCCTGCAAAGGGAGGTGATGATATGTGCGTGGTGACGTCTTCAAAACAGACATTCAAGAACGGACAGCCAGTAGGACACCCGGAAGGCGTCCCGGTTACATTCTCAATATCTGGGGCAGGATTCAAGGTTGACGGTGGAGGACAAGTAACGGTTGACGAGAACCCAAACAACACGGCAAGAAAAGCGGTAGTGACGGTTAAACAGAATGAAAGCGGAAAGACATTGCAGATTACATGCAACCAGGCTGCATCTACTGTAACCTACGAATATGTGCTTACAGTAGACCCGACAGCGGTAACGTTCGACGGTGCAGGAGGCGAAAAGCTTGTCACTGTTACTTCTACAAGAACAAAAGTTCTGAACGGGGTAAAACAGCAGGCAGAAAGCTATCCTACGGACATAGAGCTTGCAGGTGAGGGATTCAGCTATGAAGTGAGCGGAAACAACTACAATCTGAAAGCCGAGGAGAATACCGGGACCTCACAGAGAACGGGAAAGGCGACCATTTCACAAGATGGCGGAAAGACTGCGGAGGTTACACTCACACAGAATGCGGCTACAGTGACGTATGATTATGCGTTGTCTGCCAATTCACAGACCATACAGTTTGTAGCGCTTGGAGAAACGAAGAGTTTACAAGTTGTTTCAACAAGACAGAAAAAAGTTAACGGTAAACCGTCTGGTGATGTCGAGAAGGTAGATACGACTGCACAAATTACCGGAACCGGATTTAGCCAGACTTCATCTGAAACATCTAATGGAGAGAATTATAGCATAGTGGCGGCTGAAAATAAGGCAGAAACAGCTAATAACGGTTCTATTACCATTACACAGACTGGAAGTAACAAGACGGTAAAGGTTACGTTAACACAGCTTGCAGCGACAGTTACCTATGAATATACATTGACTACAGACCCGACAACACTTTCATTTGCAGCAGCAGGAGAAACAAAGATATTCGGTGTTTCAAGCAAGAAGCAGAAGAAAGTGAACGGGAAGAATGACGGTTCACCTATGACGGTTGACTACACTACTGTAGTGAGTGGTACGGGATTTACCAAGGGTTCTACTGAATATTCTGTAGTGGCGGATGCAAATACTGGCGCACAGCGTACTGGAACGGCAGTTGTTACGGCAGTAGAAGGAGGAAAGAAAGCGACGGTAAACCTTACACAATTGGCTGGAGAATAAAAATTGTTTACAATGGGAAAGAGAAAAGGAAAGATAATACAAAAAGCGGAAAAGCCGGATTTGGTTGCAAGTCTTTCGAGTTTGTCCATTGAAGAGATAGACAGGCTGCAAAAGGCTGCACCTATGGCATTCCAAAGCAAATTGCAGGCTGCGTTAAACTCAAACGATGCAGGGGAGATAATGAAGGCTAATTTGTATCTGGGAGAAATTAACAGGCAGCCTACAAAAATACAGTCTGTTTTCTTTGACCCTAACGACATATCCGGCAACGGAAGAGGATTCAAGGATTCCAAAGGAGTTCTATCCTTTTCCGTATTGCGTCGGATGGGAGATATCCATATAGTCAAAAGTATTGTGTCTACACGCGTGGAACAGATAATGAACTTTATGGATTTTTCGGAAGACGAGCAAAAGGAAGGCTTCACAATCAGAAAAAAGAAGAGCCTTTTTTCTACCGGGGACGAAAAATTGACAAACGAGGACAAGAAGAAAATATCAAAGATAGTTGATTTTCTTGAAAAGGGAGGATGGACGGACAAATGGGACAATGTGGACAGCTTGCAGGAGTTTGTAAGCAAGATAATGTCGGACAGTCTCACATTAGACCAGTTGGCCTTTGAGATGGTGCGCAACAGAATGTGGGAATTGCAGAAATTCCGCGCTGTGGACGCTTCTTTGATACGTTTTCTGGATAGTGTAGACCCAAGACAAAGGGAAGGTTTCGAGCAGTATAGATTCAAAGGACATTTGCCGCGTTACTGTATGGTGTGGGACGAAATGATTCTTCACAACCCTATAACAAAGGAACCGATATTGTATTACCCGTGGGAGCTTGGTTTCGGTATCAGAAACAAGACGTCCGATGTGAGAAGAAACGGGTATGGAGTGTCGGAATTGGAGACGTTGGTAAACATTATTACTTGGATATTGTGGGGTTTTTCCTATAATGCAAACTTTTTTAGCCAAGGGTCTCAGCCTAAAGGGTTTATCAATATAAAGAACCCTAACATATCAAATAGTACGTTACAAGAGTTTAGGCAGGCATGGACACAGACGATGGCAGGGGTTTATAACAGTCACCGCACACCCGTTATAAATGGCATTGACTTGGAATGGGTTGATTTACAGAAACTTAGTAATCGTGATATGGAATTCAACGAATGGATAAAGTTTCTTATCATAATGACATGTTCCGTATATCGTATAGACCCGTCCGAACTTGGATTCAATTTCAAGGAAAGTCAGCAGATATTCGGACAGGACGGGCAGCGCGAAAGATTGAAGCACAGCCGGGAAAAAGGATTGAAGCCTCTATTGATATTCTTGCAGGGTGTCATTACAAAGTATATTGTGAGTGAGCTGGATGAAAACTACGAGTTTGCATTTACCGGAATAGAGGTGGAAGACGAGGAAGCACAGGTAAAACTGGATTCTGAAAAATTGAGTAGCGGAATGGTTGCCATGCAGGATATATTCAAGAAGTACAACGGACGTGACTTTGACCCCGAAAAGGACATCATTCTTAATCAGGTATACCAGGGGATGAAGCAGGCAGAAGAACAAAACAAGATGTTCGGAGCTTCACAGCCGGGACAACAGCCGGAAGGTGTACCGGAGGACGAGGAAGACCCGTTCGCACAATACAAGTCGTTTAACGAAAATCCTATAATGAAACCAGCAGTTGACTATTATTTAAAAAATCTTTACAAATAAGAAATTATGGAAACTTTTGATGATTTAAAACTGGATAGATACATAAACAAGGCTCTTTTGGAAAAGAGCCTGGGAAGACCAGAAATGTATGACGGGCTTTTGGAAATTGCGAAGGCACAACAAGGAGTGTATGTGAACAACGCGGTAAACCGGAAGCTTGGTATTGTTGGACAGCCATATAAGAAAAGAAAGGCTACAGAGGAAGAGAAAGCCGACTTAACCAAGACAACGGAAGACCTTTATAAGGAAGGCGGTGTTTGGAAACGAGACAGACAGATTAAAGTTCATAACAAAGTGAAGTCCGAATATCGGAAGAAAATGCTATTTGAGACAAAACCGCGTGCTTATTTAATGCTTGGCGGTGGTGGTTCGGGTAAAGGGTATTATCTTAAGAAGATGAAGGAGAAAGACCCTTCTATAGACAAGTTGCCCGTTATTGATGTGGACGATATGCGCGATATGATACCGGACTATGAAAGAGTGAAGGGGATAGACCCGAAGAAGGCAGCTTCTTATGTGCATGAGGAAGTGTCGGATATAGGTAAAGCGATAGACAAGGAATATATAAAATCTAAATCTTCTTTTGTAAAAGATGCTGTATTTGGAAACCCGGCAAAACTTGAAAAATTGGTTGATGAATTGAAGGCACAAGGTTACGATGTCCATTTGGTAGGCGTGGCAACCGATTTCAGTACGGCTTTGGATAGAATACAGAAACGTTTTGAGAGAACGAAACGGTATGTTCCTACAGAAGTGGCGAAAAAAGGACATAAAGGAGCGTCCGAATCTTTCAAGAAAGTTATCGAAACTCCGTTGAAAGATAAATTCAAGTCCGTTAAATTGTATGACGGAAATTCCGATAATGGAGTGATTTATGATAACAAAGTGTTAAATCAAAAAGAACTTGATAGGTTTCTTAAAAAAATAGACTTATAAATTTGTTCAATTCTGAACAGTTTTGTATATTTGCATAGAAACTTAAAGAAAGGAGTAAAATTATGGCAAAGAAAAAGTACGGAATTGATATGACGGCTGACGAATGGTTTGAGATTGAAGAACGTGGAATGGGCGAAGGTTGGACGATGGAAGAAGTTGCAGCTTTAGGTCCAGAAGGCAGGGAATTTCATAGAAATGCCCCGTATAATCCTTATTTTCCAAAACCAGATATGTCTATTTTTAACGAAGACCTTTACGACGGTTATAAGATAAAGGAAAAGAAGAATGCCGGAAAAGAAAATTGATGGTATAAGAACACCTTTGGTATCGCGTCTTATTGGAGTGAAAAGACACGTGAAAGACCCTATTAGATACCCGAAAATACAATGCGGTTATGAAGGGCTTGCACAGACCATGTTCGCTACACAATCGGACGCGATGATAAAGGAGCTTATAAAAGAAATGATAAAAACGGTTGAAAAATGATATTCTCACCGGAAGAGATACAAAAACTGTATGATATAATAGACTACCGTCTTGCAAGGATTGTAGCCGATGTAATGGGAGATGAACTGTTGACACCGGAAGACAAGTCCTTGTTAAGGCGGTATGGCTATAAATGGAGAAGGGAGATAGAAAAGTTACCACCCTATTTCCAATCCTATCTGTTTGGGAGATTGAGTGCGCAACTCACGCCAGCACAATTATCAACACTCAATTTTGACGATTTCACAAAGTATATAGACCGCCATCAATGGGCGGTTCTTACACCCCTGGAAAAGGAAGTGTATTATGCAGCAGCAACACGCACATATTCCTATATAAAGACGATGGGAGAACGGGTCAAAACGATAATGTCTAATGCCGTGTCGGAAGAAGAGGTGAAAGCCCTTGTGGAGAAGCAAAGACAATTGGAGCTTGGAACGATAAAGAAGGAAATGATAGAAGGCGTTCTGAAAAAGAAGTCCGTGCAGAATATTGTCAGCAATATAGGGCATTCCTTGGAAGACTGGAACCGTGATTGGGGGCGTATAGTGGAAACCGAGATGCAGAACATCTATCAAACTGGGGTAGCCCAGCAGATAATGAAGGAACAGGGAGCGGACGCGCTTGTATATAAAGAGGTATTCAGTGGAGCGTGCCAGCACTGCATAAAGTTTTACACAACGGCAGGGATAGGAAGCAAACCGAGGATATTCAAGCTTATAGACCTTATAAGCAATGGGGACAATATAGGGAGGAAAGTTAAAGATTGGAAACCAGTGTTAAATAGTGTTCACCCTTTTTGCCGCTGTGACCTTAGGGAGGTGCCTAAAGGTATGGTTTGGAATGACGAGACGCATTCATTTGAACAGCCTAAAGAACCATACAAGAGACAGATAGAGAGAAAAAGTAAAGTAAAAATATATGTTGGAGACAAAGTGTTTGAGGTATGATTTTCGGATATAAGGGAGATGTAGAGGTTCTGACCCTACGGAAGACAAGGGTAACAAAGGAACGTGTCAAGGAAAGCACGGAAGAGGTGGATGTGTACAACTGGGAGGTTGTCCCGGTACGTCTGGACCAGATAAAGGAAGACGAGTATGTATTACTCTATTGTATGATGAATGATACGAACCTATTCAAGAAGGGAGTGGAGTGCACCAATTTCAAAGGGGAGATGGAAAACGTTGTATTGGAAAAGGGGATAGTAATCTCCGTATGTGAAGACGCAAAACATCTCTCGTTCACTATGCCGCATCAAGTGACGATACCGCTTGTTGATGAAAAGACGTTTGATGAATGGACCGATGAAGACTGTTTCGGAGTAAACAGAGGAAGCAGTCGAAGAAGTCCCGATAAAGAGATAGAACAGGGGGATGTGGAGGAATACGTAAAGTTCTATAATGACAATCCAGAATACATGCACATGGGTGCAGGAGCGATAAAGATAATGGAAAGAGGCTTGTCCTTGTATGAAGGAAAACTGTACAACATACAGGCTGGGCCGGAATATGCGCTTATAACAAAAGAAGGTTTGTTTTTGAAAACAGAGCATTGATTATGGGAAAAGGAGGGTTCAATACCGGGTTTGTGGAGATAAGGACGCTTGAAGGCGAAAAGTTCCTAAAGGATATAAGGATTAATGAAGCCGTGAAGACAAGACATTCCTATACGCTTGTGGAAGGCTTGCATGTACGCGAAATGAAACCGCAAGAACCAGTGTATAACATCTATTTTAATGCAGGTAAGGAAGGTGTTCTTAACAGGATTTCGGGCGAACAAATGGTATGGACGTATGGAAAGAACTATCTTGTTCCGGTAAAAGTAAAGGAATTGAACATTTCCGACAGAATTGTTCTGTATGGGAACAAGAGGGGTAGGATTGACCGGATAGAAAAGGTGGAGACACTTAACAGGTATTTTTATAAGCCCGAATTGAAGAAAAACACTTCCTATTATATTGATAATGTCTGTATTTTTGGATAGATTGTGCAAAATTCGTATTTTAGCAGAAAAATTTGTAGCTATGAATTTAAAGAAATTATTTCATTTACAGACAGCAGAACAAAAGGTGTCTGAATACAGGGAGTTGCTGAGACGCTCCGAAAAGATAGAAGCAAGAACAGAAGAGCTTGCAAACGAATTTGCCGAAAGAAGCCAGGTATTGAAAAGCTTCTCCCTGCTTGACAAGGACGAAAGAGAGATTTCGGAAGAGAAATACAACGAGTTCTTGAAGGAGCATACTTCACGGGTTGCACAATTGCAGAAAGACAGGGACAAGGTTTTCAAGGCTATTGCCGCCTTCCAGAAAGACGAAGATATAGCGGAAGCCATTGCGGATGTATATGCGGTTCATGTAGCAAAGAAAGCATGGAAAAGCAAGAAGCTTTCCAAAAGTGCATACGATGATATCATGAAGGCAAAGACCGGGGTAGTAAAGTATGCGGACGTGCTTTTGTTCAGAGGCGGTAAGTTGCTTATCCTACAGAGAGCAGGGGAACACATGAACTATACACCCGATTGGTGTATACCGGGGGGACATGTGGACGAGGGAGAAGATTTCCGTACAGCCGCACAAAGAGAACTTTTCGAGGAGACCGGAATAGACGTTCCGGAAGACACTCTTATGGAGGTCGGTGTAGCCAAAACGAAGAATGCGGAAATTCATTATTTTATGGGGCACGTTGATGATGAATCCCCGGCTTTCGTAGTGGTTGACGGTGAGGAAGAAATCGGCAGTATGTGGATTGACCCAGTTACCGAACTGGAAGACTACGATTTCATCTTTGACATGAAAGACAATATCAAGAAGATTTTGGGTCTGGAAGTGAAACCCAGCCCGGTAGAAATCGTGATGAAGGCTTTCCAGGAAGGAAAAGTAACGGAAGATGTGGTAAAGTCCGTGTGTGGGAAATATCCTAAAGAGATACGGAAAGCGAACAACAAGACCGATTTTTCACACAGTGAAAGAAAGGACCTTGCAAAGAAAGGAGAGGCAATGCCGAACGGGAAATATCCTATCAGAAATAGCCAGGATTTGAAGGACGCTATCAAGTTGTCCGGTGCTTCTGACATGCCGAAAGAAAAGGTTAAGGCGTGGATTAAGAAACGTGCTAAAGAACTGGGTCTTGAAAGCGAATTGCCGGAAGACTGGAAAAGTAAGGAAGTTGAAAAGACGATGGACTGTAACGATGCGAATGCTATTTGCAAGGAAGATTTGGACGACAAGCCAAAAGGCCCGGAAGGTGACGGAATAGCAAAGAACGAGGAAACGGAAACTACGAACGAAGAAGCGAACAGCGAGGAAATAGAGAAGTCGGAAGATGGACTGACGGTTTCTATGAAGTTTTCTTCTGTGGAAGACGCGATGGTATTCAAAAGTGTTATTTCCGAAATGATTCAAGAGGGGAAGGTGAAAGCCGATGTACTGGAAAAGGCAAAGAAGGAGGACAGTATGTATACGGTGTTTGCCGATTTCGCTAATTTCCTGGAAGGCGTTAAGACGCGTTCAAAAAATGTGCATTGGAAAGAGGAAGACAATGCCAAGCACAAGTATTTGGATGATTTGTTAGAGGAACTTTCCGACTATGAGGATAAGATAATGGAAGCCGGACAAAGCGGTTTCGGCCGTTTCAAGGACGGGGAGATAAACGGTGAAGAAATAGAGGTCAACGACCCTATAGAATTGGTTGACCTTATTATAGACCGCACAAGGGAATTCTATTCCAAGCTTGACAATAACCCCGAATATGCCGGGGAAAAGTCGTGGGTGGAAGATTTTATGGCAACACTCAAACAGACGAAGTATCGTTTACAATTACATTAATTGTTGGGGAGGGGTGTAATCACCCCTTCTTTTTTATTAAGGAAAGAGTATGAAAAGAGATATATTGAAAAGCATGTTGTGTGATAAGCTGGAAAAGGCAGTGTCGCACAAGTATGTACGGAAGGAGCCGGACGGAAAAGGCGGTTTTCGATACATATACACCGAGAAGGAAAGAGAATCGACAAACCAGGTCATTAACAGAAGCGGTGACAAGTCCATAGAGAAGACCGGAACGAACCCGGCAGCAGTTACCAAGGGGTTAAAAGCATGGCTGAACAAGAATAATATAGACTACGATTACAATAAGGCGAAAACAACTGCGAGCAGCTATTTTAAATTTGAGACAGGGAAAGGAAGCTATGAGATACGTGTTTCCAATCATACCAAAGCGAATGCAAACGATAAGGGAGGTATAGATATCCAGCTCTACGATTTAAACGACGGGTTTAGTGTTGATATAGATACGGCATACGGGTTCACTTCCAAGGATATTCAGAATATCATTAAAGACGCTGAAAGGATAAATGGGGAAGTCCACAAGAATGAGAAGTTAAAGAAGATGCTGGAGGATGAAACCCTATTGGAGAGATATTATAATGAAAGGTATATACCTTCCAAGCATACAAAGTTTATTGAAGATGTTGTTAACAGTATTGGAATAGAAGAATCGGAGTTTGGGATATTGGGAGATATTGTAAATAATATGTTCGACCAAAGTTTACACAAAAGCGGTGTATATAAAAAGATGGTTGAGGAAAGAGAGAAGAAGATACAAGAACAAAAGGAGAAAGAGGCGAAAGAAAAAGAAAGCAAGAAGGAGAGAAGGGACAGGGTGATGGAAGAATTGAACAACCATATATTCAAGCAGGAAAATTCAACCACACCACCAGAAGAGTTCGAGAAGATTGTACAAGAAAGAAGTAACGGAAGGGCAAAGGGCTTTACGGTAATTGGAGAACTGGGAGAAGGAGACAGAAAGAAGTATTTCTATGAATGGGCGTACCCGGTACCGGAAGGTAAAAAGAATTACACTAAGCCTTCTGATAAGTTCGTAGATAACTACCTAAAAAGTAAGGATGAATAATTTTTGCATAAAGTTTGGCTATTTGCATAATAATTCATATTTTTGAATCGGTAAATACGTAAATAAATTTTATTCGGCATAAAATGCTGATTATAAGATATTTACATAAAAGCGTTTATTTTAATTCGTTGTGTCACAGATTATTAAAAGATGTTTGAAGTAGATTCAAAATTTAATTTTTTCACAGAAGCAAACTTTGAAAAATCAGATTTCAATCCTATGGATTACCCGGTAGGGGATGATAGAAGATACGAAAAAATGATTTTTGAAGGTTTGGCATCCGATTCTTCCATAGATTCGGAGGATGAATCTATGAATCCCAACGGATTTGTAATAGACCGCTTTTTAAAACACGGTCTAATCAATTTAGACCATTTGCCATCACGAAGCCCTATCAATAAATCAAGGTTCTGGATAGGGCACCCACTGGATGCTTATGTAAAGAATAATAAGTTTTATGTACGTTGTCAGTTGTGGAAAAAATCTCCGGAAGCAAGAGCCTTTTATGACAAGGCACTTGAAATGCTTGCAAGCGGCACCGACCGGAAGCCAGGTTTCTCCGTTGAGGGGAGAGCGCTGGAAAGAGACAAGAACAACCCTAAAAAGGTAACGAAAGCGCTTATCACAAACGTAGCAATGACAATGACACCCGTAAATGCAAATTCGTTTGCCGATATAGTAAAGGGCGTGCAGACAGTAGATTTCGTGGAGAGCAATAAAGAAGAAATTAGCAACGGTTCCAATAACGTTCTTGTAGAGCTACAGAAGGACGGATATAATATAAAGATAGACAAGTCTTTCAACGTTACCATTAACCCTATCATAGTGGAAAGAGACGAAAGATTTCAAGAGCTTTATAGATATTATCTGAACGGCAATGTAGGATTGAACGTTATAAAGGACTATTTGAGAACCGTTAATAAATAAGTTTGTACACAATTAAAAGTTTAATAAAGATGGACGAAAAATATTTGAACGACCCTATCGTATCTCTGATGAAGTCTATGGGATTTTCTGATGAGTACATTATGGCGAACGTGAAAATCGAAAAGTCTGAAAACGGAGCAGCAGCAGGAGACCATGAATCCGAAACCAAAGAGGAAAAGGATATCAACAAGCTGGAAAAGGAAGCCGTGAAGGACGAAGAAAAGGTAAAGGAAGACGAGAAGAATACGGCCGAGGACAAGAATGCAGAAAGCGAAAAGGTGGAGAAATCCAACGCGGAAGATATTATGAAGTCTGTAGGTTCTGTATTTGCCCCTCTGATGGAAAATTTCCAGAAGTCTATGGAAAAATTCCAGGAGACAGTGGATGGTATCAGTGAAAAACTTGACAAGATGTCCGGCGTTACCCCTATGTTCCGTTCAGAAGGACTTAACAATATGACAGCCATTCAGAAATCTTTCGAGGAAAGAAAGGATGAAGCAGGCAAATACGAAGTTAACGTAGTGAAAGACAGACCTATGGCAGTAAAGCTTATTGAAAAGTCTTTGGAAGAGGCACCGGAAGCTATCGCTAAGTCACTGGAAAGTGATGCGCTTGCATATCTTATCAATCCGGACGCTGAAACAGTAGGTGAAAACCTGGCGCGTTACATGTACGAAAAGAACGGTGTAAAATTCGTGAAATAAACTCTATTAAAATAAAAGAATATGGATTTGTATAATTATAGCAATCAAAACGGTACTGGCGACGTACTGGGCGGCATGGATTCAGCAGAAATCTTGAAAGCGATGGAAGCAGGTCTTAAGACCGGAATGCAGTATAACAACGAAATCAACAATGGTGGTGGTCTGAAAGTTGAATCCCTGGATTCAGTCTTGAAGATTCTGGGCAACCGTATGAACCAGTTGGTTTATTACATGGAAATGCCTAAATATAAGATTGACAACACTGTACACCAATACAATCAGTTGTATAAGTATGGTGAGGAAGTCGGTATTTTCAACGCAGAAGGCGAGACCCCACAGGAAACCGATTCTCAATACAGACGTAAGTCAATAGTAACCAAGTTCATGGGTGTTTCCGGACAGGTTACACATCCGGGAATGTTGGCTAAATTGGCTGGTAACATGGATATGTACCAGAAGGAAGTAGAAAACAAGACTATCCTTTTGAGTACCATTATTGACACACGTTTGGTTGACGCTGATTCTTCTTGTGTAGAAGAACAGTTTGACGGTGTTTTCCGTCAACACATGTTGGGTATCAACGAAATGGATGGCGGTACGGCAGAAGGTAAGACTTCTGAACAACTGTTAGACGGTTATTTCAACAGTCCGGCAGTTATCGACGCACAAGGTTCTGTGTTGAATGACAACTTGATTCAAGACGCTGCAAACGTTGTAGTGAACGTTTATAACGGTTATATCGACCGCATCATTTCTAACCCGATTGTGTTTAACAACTACGTTAAGATGTTCCACGAAAGCAAGCGAGTTATTGTAGGTCTTGCTGCCTCTGTAACTGGTGCAACAATGGGACAGTCTGTAAACGACGTTACAACTCAGTTCGGTAAGATTAACATCAAGAATGACCGTTTCTTCGACGAACGCAAGCCTATTATGGTAGGCAAGGGCGCCACAAGTGCTAAAGCCCCGGTTACACCGACAAAGGGAACAACAATTACAGCAAAAGTCGCAGACACAAAGACCAACTTCGGACAGCATGCAGGTTCTTATGGCTACTTGGTAACAGCAAAGAATCGTTATGGTGAATCTGCACCTCTGAATATCACATCTGCTGGTGCCCATGCTGTAGCTGCTTCTGAATCAGTAGAATTTGGCTTTACTGCTGGTGTGGGTGGTGCATATCCGGCTACTTGCTTCGTGGTATACCGTACCAAGAAGAATGCGGTTCTGAATGCAAACACTGAATACTATCCTATCTTTGAGGTTTCGGCTTCACAGATGGCAACAGGTTATGACGGTGCCGCTGCAAATTGTGTACGTGACCGCAACCGTATCATTGCAGGTACCAAGTCTGCTTTGGTATATTACAATGACAGTCAGATTAACGAATACTTGCAGTTTGCTGATACTATGAAGATGGACTTCGCTGTTACATCTCCAAGCAAGCGCTTTGCAATTCTGAACTACGGTACCCCGGTACTGTATCAGCCTGCAAAGATTGTACGTATTGTTAACATTGGTGAAGAAGGCTTGTAATTAGCTTGATATAAATTTATAGGTTTAAGAAGTGAAAAGTGAAAGGGAGGGAGTAATTGAACTCCTTCCCTTTTTGTTTAAAAAGTTCGTATTATGGAAAAAGTGATTTTAAAAAGTCGGGTGTATAACAACCATAGAATTGTACTTAATGGTGGCCCGGTACAGTTTGTTAACGGTAGAGCGGAAGTATCGGAAGAACTCTATCAAGAAATAGTAAGTCGTAAACTTCCCGATATTTACAAGGAAGGTGAGGAACCGGAATTCAAAACACGCCTTGAAGAAAAACTTCGTTCGGAAGTGAAAGAAGGGAACAAGGAATATGAAGAGGAAATAAAACGTCTTAAGAATATCGTCGAGGCGCAGAAGGTTGAAATTTCCAAGAAAGAAAAGGAAATTGAAGTATGGAAGAAATGCGTCGAGGACTTGAAGGCAGGAAACAAGGAGACGCAGGCAGTAGTCCCCGAACTGGAAACAAAGCAGGAAGTTTCTATCAAGGAAGAAGAGGACGATGAGGTAAAGACGGCTCTTAAGAAAATGAAGGTTGACGAATTGAAAGAACTTGCAATGACAGAAGACGGAGGCTCTTTTAAAGAAGAAGACCTTAAAGGCAAAAAGAAAGAGGAAATTATAGATATGATTTTGTCTAAATAAAAATACTTTACAAAGATGGGTCGATTGACGTTTACGATAAAATACAAGAAAAATTCCGGACTTGTGTTGTCTGTAGCCGATATATGGCAGACATACTTATACGGAATAACCATTGATGGAGGGCAGGGAGCATCATTTACGGACGAATCCATGCGCTCCTATATAGAATCAGCACAAAGAGAGGTTGAGAATTGGTTCAATTTGAAGTTTGTCAAGCAGTTAATCGACCAGTCTTTGACTTATTACCAAAAGGACTATTGGCAGCAATTCCCTATATTGTTCCCGTCATATCCGGTAAGGGAGCCGTTAAGCATGATTGGGATGCTCAATAAGATAGAGCAGATTATATACCCCCAAGGATGGCTGTCATGCGAGTATGACAGTGGTATGGGACAAGGGAAAAGAAGGCTGAGTGTTGTTCCTACAGGGTCTTCCACGACACAAGGAAATGCGGAAATAATATTGACAGGCATAACGTCTCAGATTGGTATGCAGCGTTTCCAGTATATACCGGATTATTGGAGGGTACAGTATATAACCGGGTGGGATGTAGACCAAATGCCTATGGACTTGATTAATCTGTTGGGAAAACTTGCATCATTCGGGCCGCTTAACATAGCTGGAGATTTGGTTCTGGGTATTGCAGGCGTTTCTGGACAGTCTTTAAGTATAGACGGATTAAGTCAAAGCATAAGCACAACGGCTTCTGCGACATCTGCCGGGTATTCTGCACGATTGATTCAATATCAAAAAGAGATAAAGGAAACGGTAGGAAGGTTGAAGTTGGTGTATGACGAGGTTAAATTTGCAGTATTTTAAGTTATGGGAGAAACAAGAAATATATTACAGTCTCCATCTTCTGGATTGAGTAATTTCCGACCGGAATTTTTCAAATCGGAGTTCGACCAGGCGATACAAGCCAAAGGTTACGATGTGGAGATAATGCGCGCTTTACGTTGCCCGTGTCATGGAAAAGAATCTGCACTGCCGGACTGTCAGAATTGTTTCGGTACCGGATATTTCTATGTGAATGCGATACATACGAAAGCACTGATAACAGGGATTAATTTTACCGACAAATACAAATCATGGAGCCAGGAGCTTTTAGGTACAATGGCGGTAACAGTGAGGGATATAGACAAGGCGAATTTATCCTATTATGACAGGATTTCTTTCAGAAATGAAATATCGTATTTTTCTGAAAATCTCCCTATAAGATACGATGATATGGGACAGCCGTTTGTGTTTACCACATACAAACCAGTACAGGTATTGGCTATGTATCTGTTTGAGGCTTCAAACAAACCTCTTATAAAGACGGACAAGGGACATGTAAGCGACGTCAACCCCTATTGTATCATATTGGACATGGAGATAGACGCTTTGCCCGAAAACGGTTTTGTGTCGGTATATTACAAGCATAACCCGGAATACCATGTTATAGACTTGCCGCATGAGATACGCGCTTCATGGGCTACTGACAAGAAAAGTGGACAACTCAATAAGATAGAGCTTCCGGTTCAAGCCATTGTAAGAAGAAGCCATCTTATAGCGATGGAGAAACCTAATTTTGATGGTAGCGGTGTGATATATAATGAAGACATATAATTTGCTTCTTTGAAAGAAAATGTTTAGATTTGTACACTTTTAAACATTTTGTATATGAGAGCGAAGAAAGTTTTGGAAGTCCTTGGTATAAGCCGGGCAACATTATCCAATTATGTAAAGGAAGGAAGGATAAAGACCCACAATTCCGCTACACAATGGATAGATTACGACGACGAATCCGTATATGCGATTGCGTCTAAAGGACAAAGAAAGAATGTAATATATGCAAGGGTTATGAACAAACATAACCTTAACAAGCATATAGAAGCATTGGAAAGGTATTGCAGGGAAAACGGACTGCACGCCAAAGATGTATATAAGGACGTGACGTTTAACGTTACATTGGCGCAAAGAAAAGGGTTCAACAAGCTATTGGACGACGTGATATCCTATAAGATAGGAACGGTAGTAACACTGAGCCGGAAAAGTCTGTCGGGAACGGACAGCGATTTTATAGAGATATTGTTTGCAAAGTTCGGGTGTGATATTAGGTATATAACAGAAGAGTAAAAATGCTGCCTCTATATGTTGACATATCGGAAACGGTTGCGGAATTCGCGTTGACACCACAAGAAGCGGAATTCCTTGGAACACGTCTTGTTGACGATGTAGTAAAGGAATATATGCGAAGATGGAATGCACTTGTGGATTCTGAACTGCATCAGACACGGGGAATATATCGGTCTGCCATGCAGGTAGACCGGACTTCTGCCACCTCTGTAGAATTCGTGCTGTCTGCAAGGGCAGCAGGACCGCTTCCTATGATGTTGGAAGAGGGTGCGACACCGTTTGACGAGAAGATAGGATTCCAGCGTTCGGACAAGGCGAAGATAAAGAAGGACGGTTTGGGATGGTATCTTACAATACCGTTCAGACACGCCACACCTGGAGCAATAGCGGAATCCGGAATATTTAGCTCCGTTATGCCTAAAGATGTGTACGATATGGCACGTAATGCAGGAGGGCAACCATTGAAGCTTGCAGACTTGCCGATAAGCCAACAGGTAAAGGGAAGCCGGAAGGAAATAAACATACCCGGAATGAACGTACCGGAATACATGCACAAGTCGGCAAAATATGAAGGTCTTGTAAGGGTTGAGGCCCGAAGTTCGGACCAGGAAAAGAGAGGTCAGTATATGACATTCAGAAGAGTTAGTGATAAGTCAGACCCTACAAGCTGGTTCAATGGTGGTATAACAGCTAAAAAACTCATGGACAGGGCTTTGGAAGAGGCTCAGATAGAATATGTTGCTGAAATGGCGATAGACGAGGCATTAAAACGAATTAAAGGACTATGATTGAAATTGTGAAAGTAAAGCAGTTTATAGTATCAATATTGAACTATATACCGGAAGATTACAGACTGCACCAGGGAGACGAACAGAATACCTTCCTATACAGACTTCTTAACGGAATGAAGGAAGGGAATTTTGATTTTTACGACCAGGCGAAGAAATTGTTTTTAAGGGGAATGACAAACCCCCGTAATTTAAGGGTGTTGTTTGAGTTTCCGAAAGACAATACCGGATTGCCAGCCTATGTAATAAGGGAACCGGGTGCAGACCCAGGAGCAACCAATTCCATAGGAAAAATGAATGGACAGATATACGATGGCGGTGCATGGCAGATAAGAGACAGCCGTTTCCATAACTTTGAGATAATGTGTCTGTCGGACAACATGCTGGAAAGTATAATTATGTCGGAAGTTCTGTATGCACTGATAATGGGTTCCTATAACTGGCTGTCTACCCAATATGATTTGGTAGAGGTAAGAATAACGGAATTAATGACAAACCAGAATGTATTGCCTATTCCTATTTTCATAAAGTCTGTAAGGCTTGACTTGACTTTGGACCAGATTGTAGGAACACTGGTAAATGAAGAATTGCTTAACAAGATTGCATTTGAGGATGCAGGAATAGCAGCCGAAAAATGGGGTGCGGACAATTATAGCAGGGATTATGAATTGCCCGGTGTAGAATCGGACATTGACAAAATTGTTACGAAATAGTTGGTATAAGGAGGGAAATTGTTTACCTTTATACCGAAAAATATGAATGTAAGGATTTGATAGGGAAGTTCTTGCAGAATTTCGTGGACTAATAAAAGAAAAATAATATGGCATCAACGTTTATTTTCAACGGTCGCCAGATTTCATTGCCCGGTGTCTACTCCACTATTGTAAGTGGGGAAATGAACCCGGCACGAAATCTTGACTATGGAAAAGTCCTTATTATTGATACAGGAAAGTATTCAGCCGGATTTGGTGGCGGTGCTGGTATCAATGGCGAGAATGCGCAGGGACAGAACGCTATCTATACTTTCGACAATATCGCGGATTTTCGTGCTTTCATGAAGGGAGGTCTTTGGTGGAGAGTTGCCGAAGCTCTGTTTGCACCGGACCCTTCAAACCCCGATGCAGTAGGAATTTCCGAACTTGAATTTGTTCGTGCAGCAACAACTACAGGTGCAAAAATGACGTTTGCGACGGCAGCAGGAGGCACGTTTGCGGTAAAAACATTGGACGAAGGTTTGGTAGCCAACGGTTCGTTATTGAACGACGAGTTATTAACAAAGGGTTACGGTATGAACTTTATCGCAGGACGCGAAGACGCTACCAAGTGGATTTTGCAGTTCTGGAGAGGTACATATACCGGAACATACAGCGACGGTTTACCCTACGGAGACATCACGCAGGAAAACAGTGACCCCGAACTTGTTCTTGAATCACCGGAATTCAAGAATATGCAAGAACTTGTGGATTGGGCACAGAATGATTCTAATTTTGCTTTGGCGTTCGTACTTGATTCAACTACCAATGTAAAAGGAAATGGTGAGATTACCGAAGGGGATATTACAACAGCACTGGATGGCAAGCCTTATATTCTGGCAGCAGGCGGTACGGAAAGTTTCGACATGGACGACTTTAACGCTGTACTGGACCAGATTGTAGGTTTGGACTATAGTAATGTCATTCTGGACCAGGTAGGAGACAACGCCTATTCAGCCACGACAAAGGCATATCTTACACACATGAACGGTGCGGCCAAATTCCAGCATTTCCTCTATGTGGCAGGATATGACAAGGGAGCCGATTTCTCAAAAGAAATTGATTTGGCGAAGAAGTTCGACAGCTCGTTTGTGCAGCTTGTACATGGTGGGGCAGGCGTGGTGTCTGCGTTCGACGCCCAGAAGATACGGTGGTGGGGTGTAATGTATAACTTGTGCGCGATTGTGGGACGTATCAGCGGAAAACCGCCTTATGTACCGCCTACATTCAAGTCAATCGGAGTTGATAGACTGCAACACGCATTGACTGAATCGGAGAAGAAGAAGGCATTGAAATACGGTATTTTAACAACCGTATTGAACGACTACACCGGAAAGTTCAATATCTTGCAGGGTGTGAATACATTGCAGGACAACGCCAATCTGTTCAATGCAAAAGGGCAGTCCTATTCCATTCAGTTTATGCGTATCGTCGCACAAATCAATAAGGAATTGATTGTAAATGCGACATTGGATTTGCTGGGACAGGAAAACGGTGTTAACGCCAATACACTGACAGCAGGAGCGGTTAAAGACTGGACTGTGGCATACTTGCAGTCAAGAACTGCAACGGACGCACAAGACAATCTGATTTTGTCGTTCAAAGACGTAGTGACAACAAGAAAGGAAGACGCTTATTTCACCACTTACAAAATTGTGGTAAATAACGAAATCACCAAGTTGTTCTTTACAGGTTACTTAATTCGTGGATAAAACAAACCCTAAAAATTAGAAGATTATGGCAGTTTTTACAGCGCCTAAAGCGTATATTAAAATAGATAATCAAGTAGCCGGGTTTGTTCGTAATCTGCAATTCGCAGAAAACATCACCCGTGCGAACGTACAAGGGCTTGGTTCGCTCCTTAACCAGGAGGTTCCGGCCGTACAGTATCAATGCACATGGACGGTAGACCAATTCTTTATTGACTTCAAGCAGCCAGTAATGGAAGGCATGATGCACCGTCTTGGTTCCGTCAAGTCTATTGTAGACACCTTGATTTTGGGCGAGCTTGGTTTTGCCATTGCTATTTATAGCAAGACAATTCAGAGCCAGGATTCGACTACAAAGATGGTGACAGCAGTAGACCCTACCGGACAGACTATGTGCATGCTGAATCCGTGTTTTGTAAATAATCAAAATTTTTCATTACAGGAATCCGGGGTTGCTGGTTACAATATCAGCGGGATTTATCTTTACCCTATATCAACTTTGGAACTTTAATTTTGATTATAAACAATTGATAATTAGGGAGTTACAATTTAGTAACTCCCTTTTATTTTGGTTATAAATAATTACAAATTACATTAATTATAGAATAATAAAATGTTATGTAATTTGTAAAATATTTTTATTATAGTGAATTATTGGTATTGTGAAATGATGTTAAACAACTCACATTTTACACATAAGCACTTGCGTATGTCATAACAAAATCTTATTTTTGCAATGTGGTTCTGATAAGGGAACCAAGAAAAAGAAGTCAAACAAATAAAAAGATAAAGATATGAAATCAAATGTAGAAAGAATGACGGAAGATTTGAAAAAGGTTTTGTTTTCAAATGTATATAGCTTTGAGATTGAAACGAAGGATATAGTTTTCGGATTTAATAAGGTATTGAAGAAAAGAACTAAATCAATGGCAAAGGCTATAGCTTTGGAACAAAAACTGAGAAATGATGTCGGACGTTATTTGTCCAGTACAGTAGTTGTTGCTTCTGTAAGAATGTACAAAAATGGAGAGTTAAGAGGTGAATTTAAGGCTAATAATTTTTGATTGTCAAACAAATAAAATTTTGAAGTTATGAACGTTTACAGCAAGTTTTGTCCGAATGTATTTTTAGCAAAGTGCGAAGAAAAGTATGAAAAGGGAGAAGTTATCGAAGTAACAACCAAGTATGGAAAGGAAAACGAATGTATTGTTTTCAATCTGATATACGAAAAGGATGGATTCTATTACTATTCGATAGTACGTGCAGACGGGTTCAATGTCCAGGAATGGGCGAAGCAAAGAGCAGAAAGACGCAGAATGTGGGCAGCTTCGGCAGAGCAAAAGAGTAATGAGTATTACGAGAAATCCAATAAAGATAGAGACTTCCTATCATTGGGAGAACCTATCAAGGTCGGACACCACAGCGAAAGAGGACATAGAAAAATGATTGACGAAGCCTGGAACAATATGGGCAAAAGTGTTGAGTTCAGCGACAAGGCTGTCGAACATGAAAGAGTAGCCAAGTATTGGGACAAGAAAGCGGAGGTAATTAATCTATCCATGCCGGAAAGTATAGACTATTACGAGCACAAGTTAGAGAAAGCCAAAGAATATCACGAAGGCTTGAAGTCCGGCAAATATCCACGTGAACATTCCTATTCTTTGACTTATGCGAAGAAGGCGGTTAATGATATGCAAAAGAATTATGACACAGCAAAAAGATTGTGGGGAGAACAAGAGGATTGAAACAGCCATTGAAAGGATAATAGAATATCTTTTCAATTACACTCCCAATTTTAAAAGAACCCGGTCAAAAATAGAACTCATGGAAAAGTTCTGGGAAAAGACCGGGATTTCCTCTAATAGGGCATTATGGGAATATATGGTGTTTCAAGGGTCTATGATAGAGAGCAGCCGATACAAGGAAATAATATTCGACCCCTATAATTTGATAGGCCCGAAGGCAATAGAGAAGTGGAACAAGAGGGGAAGATACCAGGTATTCAGAGCTAACAAGTATCAGCGAGAAAGAGGATGGATAAGCCCGTTTAAGGAAGAGGAAGAGGGTTTATCTGAAAGATACAGGGAGATGTTGAGGAAAAAGTATTGGAACAAGGAGAAGGGGTTCATACTTTGCAGCCAGTACGGAGGATGGTTATTCGACAAAAATAGATGCAAGGATTGTATATTTTATAAGGCTTGTGAAAAATGACATAATAAAATTTTATGTTGTGAGATAATATTATTATATTTGCACCATGAAAAAGACAGTGAAGGAAGAAGTAAGACCGTGTGTTTCTTGTAAGGAAAACCATTTTATATACGACCGTAACAGATGGTTATGCAAAGAATGCTACGACAATAGAAAGAAATTGAAACTGAATCGTGCTTCATTGAAGGAAGAGGAAAACAGGCTTAATGAAGTGTTTGCTAAAGTATGGGAGGAAAATCCGCATTATTGTTTCCATTGCGGAAAATGGCTGGGACTTGAAATGAAGCCTATTTTTTTCTCCCATATATTGAGCCGGGGAGCACACCCAGGTTTGCGCTGTGACCCGGAAAACATAGTTCTGGCATGTATGGAATGCCATCAGATATACGATTTCGGAGACAGAAAAAGTCTTAAGAATCAGATACCGGAAGAAAGGATAGAAAAACTTTTGGAGAAAGAGCATGGAAAAAGATGTTGATATATTGATAGGATGTGCGGAAGTGTTTAACGCTATAGGACTAAAAAGGGTATCCAGAATGATAGTGGATTATCTGGAGAACCCCAATAGTGATAAAGCGGAAATATTTCAGAAAGAGGTTGAGGTATGGAAAGAATACGAGGAACGTTCAAAAGGCAGAATGTTTGTGTTCAGTGACGGGGAACACGCCCTTATGAAGTATTTCATTATATCGTATGAAAAAGACTGGTATTCGGACGGGAACCCGGCTATAGTGATAAACAAGCTGGCAGATGAAAGTGCATCATTCAAGGACAACCCTATAAAGAATTTATGGGTAGTGTATAAGAGTGAGGAAGACCGGGACAGGGATTTTGAAAGATTGTTGATGATAAAATAAAAGGTATGGGAAAATTTTTAATAGAAGACGTAAACGCAAAAGGATTGCTTATCTGGATGAATGACAATTTCCGGAAGCAGAACGGGAAACGGTTTACCCGTAACGATGTGCAGGCATATATAATGAGGGGACATTTGCCGGAATACCTGGGAGGAAACGAGATTGTGGTAACCCCTAAAAAGCATTGCACAATCAAGATGTACAATGTATTGGAAAATGACAATAACCCCGTAATGGAGGAAGAAGAAAATGAATGTATTGGTAGCATGTGAGGAAAGTCAGAGAGTTTGTGAAGCTTTCAGAAAGAGAGGTCATAACGCCTTTAGTTGTGATATTGTAGATTGTAGCGGAGGACACCCCGAATGGCATTTCAAGCAAGATGTTTTGCAGGAAAGCTGCAAAACGGTGAGGAATATTATTTGCCAGAAGGCGAGGAATGGGATTTGATGGTGGCTCACCCACCTTGTACCTATCTATGCGTGTCCGGTGCTGCATGGTATTATCACCCGGAAGATAAGGGGTTACCGATAGAACAGAGAAGACCGCATCCTAAATATCCGAACAGAGCGAAAGACCGAGAAGAAGCCGTTAATTTCTTCATGGAGTTATACAATTCGGGTGTAAAAAGAATTGCTATAGAGAACCCGGTAGGAATAATGAGTACAAGATTCAGAAAGGCAGACCAAATCATAGAACCTTGGATGTTCGGGGACGAGGCAAGCAAAAAGACTTGCTTATGGCTTAAAAATCTACCTAAACTCACTCCTACAAAGATTGTCGGGAAAGGTGAAGTAGTGGAGGGGAAGAACGGGTTTAGAATGCAGAAATGGTATTGTGACGCCTACGGATTACCAAAAGAGGAAAGACAGAAGATAAGAAGCAAGACGTTTCCAGGTATTGCGGAAGCGATAGCGGAACAGTGGGGTAATTTAGAATGATGTTTAAAATTTAGTAACGTGAAAACAAGTAGTAATTTCGTGATTGTCTATGACTTTGAAACTGGGGGATTGCCAAGTAAGGAAAAACAAGCTTTTTTGGACATTCCTTTGGTCGAAATGGCTATGTCGTGTATAGACATGAAAAAGCTGGAAATAATAGACCGTGTGGAAATGATATTCCCGTATAACTACAAGGAAGGACTTGCAGGATATTCGGAGGAAGCAACGGCAGTACACGGTATAACAAAAGAAGTCCAAGAAGAGAATGCGGTGCCATTGAAAGAGATATACAGCACTTGCAAGAAATGGTTCGCCAAATACAAGAATCCACGCCAGATGTGTACGCTTGTAGGGCACAATATCGTAGGATTCGATAACCCGTTTCTGAAAAACTTCTTCGCCTACATGAACGACGATATAGACAATTACGTAAAATACTACATAGACACGATGCAGTTTGCACACATGGCGGCTTTGGAACAGATGGACTATAAGCTGGGCACGTGTTGCCAGGCTGCCGGGATTGACCTTGTGGAAGCGCACAGGGCGCAGCACGATGTGGATGCGAACGCGATGTTGTTCATTTCCTACGTGAAGAAGTTAAGGGGTGAAGGCGTGGAAACGGTGGAGAAGAAAGAAAGGAGATATAGAGAGGACTTCCAGTTATGTTGACGGGTGACGGAAAAGGAATACTTACAAATAATCAGCTTACATATCTGTACAATGCGGTAGACAATATCATAGAGAGACTGCCGGAAAGGGCGCTTAACCAGTTGTTGGAAGGATATGGAAACGACGTTGATACCATGCTTAGGGAAATGGTGCATCAGTCGGAAAAGGCGCTGTATCTGGGTCGGACGCTGGATTCAGAAAGTTTATCCTATGTGGATAACGTGAAAGCCTCTATGGACAATACGCTTAAAATATTGTCCCTCAATTATTTCATAACAACCATGTTGCCTAAATTCCGGTTAGGGTGGCGTAATATAGAGTGGGGAAATCTCACTCAATTATACCCGTGGAGTTGTTATTTATGCGCCCGGGCGAGTGGCAAGTGCATGAGTGCTGATACATTGGTTGTAATGTATGATGGGGCTTTGAAGAAGATTCAAGATATAGAAGTTGGTGATAAAGTGATGGGTGTTGATTCAACACCACGTACAGTGCTGCAATTACATAAAGGTGTTGCACCTATGTATAAAGTGAGACAGTCCAAAGGAATGACTTATGAAGTGAATGAAGGACACTTGCTTTGCTGTTATTATAACGGTTATTTCATTGATGTAGAAGTAGATGCTGTATGTAGACAACAGAAAGATATAAGAAAGTTGTTTCTGGGATATAAAGTCAAGAATATAGGGAAAGGAACACCAGAATTTGATTATTCTTCATTGAAGATTGAACCTATTGGAGAGGGGGAATATTATGGTTTTGCGTGCGATGGAGACCATAAGTTTTTATTGGAGGATGGGACGGTTGTACATAACAGTTATCAATGGTCTTATGCCTTTATTCTGTGGCGTTTATGGTCCTACACAAGACCGACTGCATATAGACAAGACACGGTAGACAATGCCAACCGGAAAGAAACATGCTATATTACCAATACTTTTACACTGGCAAAGGTGCAGATAGCGAAAGTGACGGAAGAGATAGAGGCGAACGACTTAATAAAGGAAAAACTGAACCCTTATAACAAGGCTTCAATCGGAGAAACAGCCATAAAGACGGAAACGGGGAGTACGCTGCATGTACGCGGTAAGGATTCAATGATTCGCGGTCTGCATGTGGGGGCTTGCTTGTGTGACGATATGCCGGATGAAAGTTCCCTATATTCGGACGAACAAAGAGAGAAATTGAAAGAACTTCTGAAAGGTACTATAGAACCGATTGTAGAACCATACGGTTATTTCCTTGTAACTGGTACACCCTATTCTTCTGCACCGAATGAATTGTACCAGATATTGAAGGCAGACAAGCGTTTCTATTGTTTTGAATATCCGATATTGTTTCCGGATGGCAGACCGTTGGCACCAGACAGATACACGTTTGAACAGATATTGGCGAAAAAGGAAGAGCTTGGAACGATTGTGTTCAACCGTGAATACCTGGTTGTTCCTATCAGTGACACATCAACGATATTTCCGTATGAATATCTGATGCGTAGCGTTATAGGAATGGAAACGATACGTTTTGCGTCAAGTATAGACGATTTTCCTTTCAAGCTTACAAGAGTACATATAGGTGTGGACTTTGCGGTTTCCGGTAATATTGGAGCGGACTATACAGTGTATTCGGTATGGGGCAAAGATGCGATGGATAACTACTATTTGTTGTACTATTACCGGAAGCGCGGTATGTCGCACAACGAACAGGTAGATAAGATTGTACAGCTTGACCGACTTTTCCACCCTAATAAGATACGGTGTGAGGCAAACGGTTTCCAGTCCATATTGTCCGGACTGGCAAAGGAAAGAGGGCTTAAGAATATAGAACCGTTCACGACAACGGAAGGAAACAAAAAGGACCTCTATACTGGATTGCCTTCTTTGTCTGCAATGTTTGAGAGAGGGCAGATAAAATGCCCCTATGCGATAGGAGAAACGAGGCAGGCGGTTGACTTGATGTTCGGTGAATTTTCTTCTATTACATTTAGAAGTGATAATGGGAAATTGGAGGCAGCAAGCGGTCACGACGACATAGCACTCAGTTCGTTCCTCTCCATAAATAGCTTACGCGAAGATGATAAAGAAGTAAAAATAAGTGTAGATTTGATATAATATTATTAGAACAGCTAACAAAATGACAAACCGTAAATATAAGTTTATCTATAAAACAACTAATAATATAAACGGTAAAATTTATATCGGGCAGCATATTACTGATAGACTGAATGATGGATATAAAGGCAGTGGTATTGTTATAGAACAAGCATTTAAAAAGTACGGCAAGCATAACTTTAAAATAGATATTTTAGAATTTTATGAAGGAGATTCTAAAGAAGAATTTAATAATCTTGAAAGAAGTTATATAGAAAAGTTTGATTCTATAAATCCGGAAGTAGGATATAATAGAACTTTGTGTTGTGGAGGAGGATTTTTAGGAGAAGAAGTTTATAAGAAAAGGTTTTATAGACATTCAGAAGAAGCAAAAAGAAAGATTGGACTTGCTCATAAGGGAAAGGTTATTTCAAAAGAATCAATAGAGAAAATGAGAAAAACCAAATTAGGTAAAATTAATAATAATCGTAAAAAGAAAACTATTGAGGAAAGAAAGAAAAGAGTTATTTCAAGAAAAAGAGAAAGACCTATTTTGCAATATGATTTGAACGGTAATTTTATAAGAGAATGGGAAAGTGTATGTGAAGCTGGTAAATTTTACGGGTTATGTTATGGAGCTTCGGGAATTAGAACAGCTTGTAACAATCCGAATCGTACTTGTAAAGGGTTTAAATGGAAATATAAAGAAACAAATGAAGAAAGAGAAAATATCGAAATTGCTTCTTCTAAAAGGTCGTATGAAGTAAAATATCCAAGAAAAGGCAATATGAGAATAGAACAATATGATAAAGATATGAATCTTATAAATACTCATGATTCTTTTAGTAATGCAGCAAGAAGCGTAAATCTTGTGAACGGAACCGCTATAAAAAGGGCTTGTGATAATTTCCCAGTTTTTACAGCGAGAGGTTATTATTGGAAGAGGATTTATTAAATGATGTTAAATAACTAACAATTTACACATAAGCACTTGCGTATGTCATAACATAATCTTATCTTTGCAATGTGAGAAAGAGATAAACGAAGTCAAACAGATAAAAGATAAGAAAATGGAAAACGATATTAAGGTTCTCAAAGAGTTGTACAAGTTCATTTGTGTTAGTGAAGGTATCAAGGCAATTGCCTTGAAGTTCTGTAAAGTTGGAAAGGGTGGAGCTTGCTGTTCATATGTGGCTAACAAACCGAAATCAATCTCTATTGACTTGAATAGAATTAATGTCGGTTCCGCCTACGCTTTGTGCCACGAAGTAGCACACCAGATATGTATCGCTAATGAAGGCAATGCAACGCATAACGCAAAGTTTAAAAAGATGGAAAAGGAATTGGTTAAGAAGTATGCCAATTGCACTATTGCAAGAAATTTAATTTGGTAATGAAGGGAGGATAAGGTTATGAAAAAGGATTTGGTAAAGACGGCTTTAGGATATAGATGTTTTCTATCTATTGAGGAAATTGAAGTAACAGACCCTAAAGATAAGAAGGAATGTAAGATACTTGAAGAATTTAACGATTCTACAACTATTAAGAAAATAGCATTGAAGTATACCGACAACAAGCTGTTCCACGAGATAACAAACCGATTGATTGAACTTGATAAGGTGGATTTGACAGAAGAAGAACATGCAGAAAGACAAGCGTTAATTACATTGTCTCAATATTTTAGAGTTAAGTTTTGATTTAACCGATTAATAACGTATATTTGTAACGAATAATGTTTTGTGATTATGGAGGATAAGATAATTAAGATTAAGGGACATGAATATAAGATGTCCTTCCCTACAGTAGGACAATATTACGAGATTGAAACGCAAAAGCAGTTTTTAGGTCGTGGATATTATAATACCTTGCTGGGAAACAGAACGCAGGCTGCGGCTGACGCTTTGGATATGATAGATATTGAAGCGACGCTTACAGTAATGTTGCCCGATTTGCTGGCAGATATGAAGGTAACTTCTTTCAAACAGCTTGGTATCAAGGACTACGTGGAGGTAAGGGATATTTACAATAAGGAGGTTTTGCCTTTTATTAAGGAAGTTGAAAAAATGATGAACCCCAACCGATAAGAGTATTCGAGAGAGAATTACTATAGTTTGAATGTTTAGTTATTCAGAGGAGTGTGGGGGTATAGTCTGTTATGGGTTATACCCCCACTTTTGATTGATTTTGTATGATGGAGCGAGATAAAAAGGAAGATTTCAGAACGTTTGTAGTCAGATGGAATAACAAGTTTCCGCTTGACAGATGGTATAGAAAGAAACATAACATTGCTTTCATGTCCGAGGAACACAAGAAATGTTCTTTTTTTCAACAACTTTTCGAGTTCGAGGAAGACCGGATGTTCAAGCAGGCTTTGGAGGACGAGGAAAAGAAAGTTGAATACGTTCCGAATATCGGTGAATGGCTGAAAGATTCCTATGACGAAATGGTGGACCAGGAAACCGATACCAAGGAGATAACGCAAAGTCAGATTGAAGCCTTCCGCGAAGAAATGGCGCGGATGGCCGAATACGAGGAAAGCCAAAAGGATAAGGAATAATGGCAGAGGATAAGAGGATTAGGATAGCGGCCGATACCACACCGCTAAGACAGTTGAGAGAAGAAGCGGTTTCTTTGTACCGCGAGATAAACCAGACTTCCATGCAGAGCGTACAGGAAGCCGAGAAAAGCATTTCACAGCTACGGGAACAACTTGCATTGATGGAGGACCGTAACGAGCTGGAAAGGCTGTTGCTTGACCTTAAAAGACAGTCTGCCGCCATTGATGCAACCACAATGCAAAAACCGTCTCCTATGCCGGAAAGACCGATAAGGAGACAACCGCCTACAGAAGAACTTCCAAGACCGGAACAGCCTATTATAGACCCCGAAACCGGGTCTATTACATGGGACGTATCACCGAGAAGAAAAGAGGAACCCGTACAGCCGGAACCAAGACGGAAAGGGCAAAGACCGGAAATGGAAACGGATGTAGAAGAACCTTTGCCTATAGAAGAACCGGAAGAAAGACCAGCGCCCAGAAGAAGGAGAAGAAAAGTCCAGGAACCCATACCGGACGTGGAACCTATCATAGATGAGGAAACTGGTTCTATGACCTGGGATTTGACACGGAAACCGCAAAGGGCGACGGAGTCAAGGTCGGCAGCATC